TCTAGTAACTATGGAGGGTTATAATGGCGATAGATTTTCCAGCATCTCCTACTACTGGTCAAACTTACTCCTATGGTGGATACATTTGGATTTACAATGGTACTGGTTGGAAAAAAATGCCAAATGATGCATCCAATACAATTTACCTAGCTAACAACTTTGGAGGTTTATAACTATGGCAGTAACATCTACACCTATCTTTCCTCAAGCCCCATACTTTGTTGCAAAAACTCTTGCAGCACAAACAGCTTGTACAACTAGAGGCCCAACAGTAACAGCTAGTCTTGCAGCAGCAAATATTATAGAGATTGTACCAACTTCTACTAATGGACTAAGAATTGATGCTATTCAAGTCAATGCTTGCTCCACCTCTTTTACCGCACCTACCGCTGGTAATATTGTAGGCATATGGGTATGGGATGGTACTACAGCTTATTTGTTTACAGAAATACTTGTGACTGCTGTAACTCCTTCAACTACTGCTGCTGGATTTACTAGCACTTTGACTTTTGCCAATCCTCTTGTTTTACCATCTACATTCAAACTTTATGCATCTGTTAGTGTTACTACTACTGCTAGTACTACTGCATTGCAAGTTTGTGTAATGGGAGGTAGTTACTAATGCCAGGAGCATTTAGTTATGGAATGACACCGACTAATTCTCCAAAGGGTTCTGCCTTTCAAGCAGTTCAGCCTTCTGTAATTCCTGTTGGTGTTATTGAAATGTTTGCTGGTTCTACCGCCCCTAATGGATGGCTAGTTTGTGACGGAAGTACTGTCAGCAGAAAGACTTATAGCGATCTATTTAAAGTAATTGGTGTTACTTATGGTGCTGGCAATTCTAATGATACATTTACTTTACCAGATATGAGGGGAAGAACCCCAATTGGTGTTGGAACTGGTTCTGGTTTAACAGCTAGAACATTGGCTGCAACTACTGGGGTGGAAACTGTTGCGTTATCTACTGCGGAATTAGCATCTCATAATCATACCGCTACCGACTCTGGACATAGTCATACAACAACAGTAGGTAACGAAACTGCCGATCATACTCATATTCCTAGTGTTGATGGAACAAACTTAGGCAGAGCAGCATCTGGTTTTAGTGCTGTTGGTGGTGGATATGCTGGTATTTTAATCATAAGAGGAAATGACTCAGGTAGTCAGACTACTACTGGTGGTAGAAGTGCAGTTCATCAACATGCCGTTACTGTTAATAGTGGAACATCTAATGTTAGCATCGGAAACAATGGATCTGGTTCTGCTCATAATAATATGCAGCCTTCAATAGCCATTAACTTTATCATAAAAACATAGGAGATAAGATGGAAAGTTTAAGCATAATTCTTACGCAAAAAGTAAATGTAGATCTTAATATTCTAGAAGATTTTTACAGCGTATCTTTATCTAAAATTAATGATGAAGGCGTTACAAGAAATGTTAATATTCCAATAGAATTATCCTCGGATGATGGAATATTTATAAAATCACTAGTAGCAAAAGCATGGGATTATATTCCAGATGCTGCACCAGATGAGTTATCTCAAGCTAAAGCAAGAAAAATACAAGTTATAAATAATGAATGGATTGCCCTAGAAAAAACAGGTTGGGATTCTGGTCAAGGCTATTATCTTGGCATTACTCCTTCTGATGTAGCACTTCTCGTAGGTGTGTTCTCTCTTGCAAAAGAGGCAGCAGCATTGAGCTTAGAACTTCCTCACCTAATCAGTATGGCTAATACACCCATTAGCTTCTCCACCATACAAGAAATGACCCTTCTACTTCTCCAATATGGCCAAGCTCGCTCCAATATGGCTAGTTCATTTGCTGCCAGACGAAAAGCTGTCGCAGATGCTACCACAATTGAAGAGCTAGGTGTAATTTAATGTAGGCACAACTACATTATTTGGGAGTTAGAACAATGGATGAAAAAGAAATTGTCCTATTAGTTGAACGATTAGGTGTTTCTTGTACATTCTTAATGTTTTTTGTCTGGACAGCATATAAAGCAGCAAATTGGTTGGGAGAAAAGATCATTCTTCCTTTGCACGATAGACATATCAAGTTTATAGACAGGCTAGAAGTTGGACTAGAGAATGTGGTTAAGAGCCAAGAAAATACTATGGGTATACTTAATCAGATACTATTGAACACTAGAGAATTGCAAGAACTCAAAAGAAATAAAAAAGAAATCCACGACCCAGTAAATAAAAACTAGGATTAATATATGAATGATATACCTTTTTATGATGGCATTACATTTAGAAATGGCAAAATATTTATAGCGGTTGATGGAAAGCTTAAAATGATCATCGATAATGATGTTATCGATCCATTGAATAATGCTGGTGGTGCAAAAACAGTTAGTAATACATGCTATTGGGCGCACTCCAATAAAAAAAATGGAAGTATTGGAAGAACTTTTTTTAGATCTATACAATTAGCCCATAGTGTTCATTATCCAAATCCAAAGGATACTCATTCAGATACCATAACTAAGCCATTTAAATCTTGTGGTAATTTTTTCTCGCAAAAAGATTCTAGTTATAATGTTGATTTAGACGGATTCAATTCTTCCGAATGGACAGCCATTGAATCTAATAGAAATTTTTATTCAATTACTGGTGTTGTTGCTAACTCTAGAATTTTTCCTGTTGCCATATCAAATCAAAATGCGACTGGGGATGTCGTATTTAATATTACCGATCAAGAAAAAGAATCTTATAGCGATTATATACTTTCTGGTTCTAATTTATCAAAAAATAAAACTCAACAAGGATTTACTTTCCCTAAACAGTCAGCTTCTTCGATTTTTTATCCATCATACATAACGACAGGAAATAAAGAAGATGGTTATAAACATCATTATATTACAGGAGAAGGATACCTTTCTGATATTTGGGATACTATTGATTCTGTATCTTCCGAACCTTTTTATGCAAATATAAGTCGTGATACTGGACATGTTCCTTATTTATTTCATGGGGCTATTTGTAATCCTAGATGCTCTATTCCAGCAGCTGCGGATGCTGGCGTTCAAACGGCTAGATATGATGGCGGAACTACAGCTATTATGCTTAATCAAAATACAATATCTATAGAAGAAATGCTTGATGGCACTAATTCTTCTGTTAATTTTGGTTTTGGTCCATGTTTATTAAAAGGTCTTTTTGCAGATAAAAATATCTTAACTAATTTTGGTAAAAAAGCGAGTGAGTATATAGACTTATCTTGCTCTACTTATTTTCGTGGCAAACAAAAAGATCCTAAAAAATATTTTTCGATAGATGATCCAAGTCAGATTTACAACAATGGAGATTATATTCCTAATGTTGGGATATATGACTCTGTAAATATGAATGAAAATACAAAGAAACAAATACTTTATTTAAATGGACCGTGTGGTGAAAATTTAATAGGCTATAACAATAATTCTGGAGATGTAATAAATGAAGAATCTGGATTAGTAATTACTCCAGATCAATGGAAAGAGCTTGTAATTTCTTTAAAGGCTCTTCCTGCAATAACAAATGATGTAATACAACAATACTGGGATAATAACCCAACAAAAAAAGATCCTCTTATGTTTTCTAAGGGGGCTTGCACTACATCTTCTAATTTTAATCATAATACTGGTCTTATAGATATAGATCCTTCTACTGGAATGCCATATGTTGATGGATCTTATAATAGGACTGGTCAATTAGTCGAAGAAGAAGTGTTACAAAACTATTTAGGTTGTGAAGATATTAATAATCCATTTGAATCTCCTTTGAACATGTTCTCATCTTTAACTCCTTATGTTCCAAGGCCGACATTTACACTTATTTAATACGGTGAAAAATGCCTTATAAAGCTTCTATATCATTAGATTTTGGTATTAGATATGCTGGTTTGACTAATTTAAATGCCATTTTAGTAAATGTAGAGGGAGTTGAAATAACCTCTCCTATTTATTTAGGTTTTGTAGAAATTGGATTAGGTAATTATTTATGGACTTACTATAGTTTTCCTTCTAATTTTAGGGGCGGTATAAAATTTAAAAAAGGAAATGATCTTTTAGGATTTTTTGCTATAAATCCAGAAGAATTAGAATATGTAGATACTCCAATTACTACTAGATGTACAGGAACAGGTCTTACATCTTCGCTTTTTGTAAATAATATTCCTAGTGATAAAGGAACCATAGAGTTAAGACTTACGGATGATTATTTTGCAACAGAAGGTAGGTCTATTGATATTAGTAATGATACTTGGCCTTCCTTAGACGGTTCTACTAATAGATTTTTGGTAGATGGACAAGTTTCTTTTGAAAAAACTCCAATATTAATCAACGGTAACATGCTAAGAATTGAATTAAGCGCTGAGGATTTAGCAATTATTGGTGCTGGAAGATGGTCGTATGAGTTAAGATCTACGCTATCTAATACAAGTACTGTTACTTTGATAAAGGGAAACCTAATAATTGTTCCTCCGTTTGGGGATTAAATGCCAATAAAATTAGAAAAATCGAAAGTAAAAAGTCAATTTTTTTTAAAAATTTTAAATGATAGTTATATTCCCTCATTAGATTTTTTTGAGATAGATCAAGACACATATATAACTAATGCTGGTGTAATATTTAATGTAAAGAACTTCTCGTTTAGTATGGATTTTGTATTTGGCAATAAATTTTCCATACTTTTTGATGCAAGTACTTTACGAGCAATAGGTTATGGAACATGGTTTTATGAAATAAGGGCAGTATTCCCCAACAATCATAAATCCACATTAATTACCGGAAGTTTTAAAATAGCACCAATAGCTTGAGGTCTTCTATGTTGTGGCAGTCAGAAATGACAACTTTGCTGCGGGTCTTGATAGATGATCTATCACCTACGCCAAACTATAGTGATGGCAGACTTATACAGACATTAGCTGTTGCTGCCCAAATAGTAATTCATGACATTGCATACTTTAATAAACATTTTGAAATCAATATTCAGGCAATGTCAATAGATCCAGATCCTACAGATCGCAATGGTCCAAATAGAGATGATAGTTTTATAAACTTAGTTTGTTTTAAAGCTGCTTGTGTAATTGAAAGATCTGAAGCAAGAACAAGTGTTCGTCAAGGTATTGCTATTAGAGATGGTAGTTCCTCTATAGATCTTCGTGGGTCTATGGATGGAAGATTAAAATTAATAGAAAAAGGCTGGTGTTCTGTTTACGATGAGTCAAAAATGACTTATGAATCAGGAAGATCAGGGGCTGTTTGCGGAGCAGCAATTGTTGGTGCTTTCAGGGTATTTGCTGGTTATAGTGTATCGGCCTTTTATCCGAATAATCAGGGTGGTAATTCTTATTTTAGATAGGAGAAGAGATGTCTGACATTAATACTATTGAATCTGGAGCTTTTGCATATGGATCTTCTTTTTGCCAAATGCCACCAGGCATTAATAACATAGCTAATGGAACATTGACTAGTCGTACTGTTTTTTATGACACTCTACCACAACCTAGAGTAGCACACAATTTTGGCGTTTTGCCTGTTGATAGTTCTACTACTGGTTTATTGTTAGATGGATCTGGAACAATAGAAGAAGCCAATGTTTCTCAAGTTGTTTTTCCTGAGAGATTACAAAGAAATTATCTTTTGTTTATTAACAATTCAAATACTTTGATTTATGTAAATATAAATGGTGATGCTACAACATCTAATTCTTATCCTGTCTCTCCAAACGGACAGTTAAGTTTTGAGGGTGGATTCATTCCTGACGGCAGGGTTACAGCAATTTGTGCAGCTTCTGGTAAATCTTTTATTGCAAAAGAGGGTTAAAAAATGCCTTTAATTAATACTGGTGGAACATCTACTATAGGAACTCTATATAAAGGCGTTTGGTCTTCCGCTGATACTTACGCAATAAATGATATAGTAATCCATGAATTAAGTTCATATATATCGATACTTGGTTCTGTAAATGAAAATCCATCTACGGCTACTACATACTGGGCTTCTTTTGGAGATGGCTCTATTGGAAGTCAGGGTTCCCAAGGTTCGCAGGGAAGACAGGGCCTAGCAGGAACTAATGGAAATCAAGGATTGCAAGGTTTACAAGGCTTGCAAGGTGAAAAAGGATCGATTGGATTACAGGGTTTACAAGGCAGTCAAGGTGTGGTTGGATCTCAAGGAGATCAAGGAGATCAAGGTAGTCGTGGTAGTCAGGGTTCTGTTGGTTATCAGGGTTATAAAGGAGATCAAGGCGATCAAGGCGATCAGGGATCGCAAGGAAATCAAGGAAGACAAGGCTTGCAAGGCGGACAGGGTTCCCAAGGTTTTCAAGGCGCACAAGGTAGACAAGGTTTTACTGGAAGTGCTGGTACTCAAGGTTCTAAGGGGTATCAAGGAGATATTGGATCTAAAGGTGGAACTTCTTTTGCCGTAAGTATTTCTTCTTTAAAATTTGCAGTTGATGGCATAGCTAGTAATGACACTGCAATAGAATTAGTTCGTGGACAAAGATTTATATTTGATCTTTCTGCTGTTACTCATTATGCAGCTATAAGAAATGGCGGTGGCGTAACTACTAATGTGGTTGGAACTAGTGCTAATAATATAGAAACGACTGGTTCTGTTGGTGAAATCATAACATACGATGTTCCTTTAGATGCTCCGTCTTCAGGTATTGTACTACAATCAATTACTAACACTTCTATTGCAAGATCTATCAATTGCGTTGATTATATTGGCGCTCAAGGTAGTCAAGGTGAACAGGGCGTTCAGGGAAATCAAGGATCTGTTGGTGTTCAAGGTTATCAAGGAAGAGATGGGTCAGGTAGTCAAGGATTTCAAGGTCGCCAAGGCAGCGTTGGAGAACAAGGTTTGCAAGGTTATCAAGGAAGACAAGGCTTGGCTGGTAATGATGGAAATCAAGGTGATCAAGGTGGTCGTGGCTATCAAGGTTTTCAAGGTTATCAGGGTTTTGTTGGCTCTACTGGGCCTATTGGTAGTCAAGGAGATCAAGGTTCTGCTGGAACCAATGGTACTTCTGGCTCTGCTGGCGCACAGGGATATCAAGGTTTTCAAGGAACAGTTGGTGCTGGCATAGCTTGGAGAGGTGATTGGTCAGCAGCAAATAACTATTCTGTTAGTGATGTAGTATATTATCTTGGAACTAGTTATATAGCTATACTTGCAAGTACTAGTACTGCTTCTAAAATTCCAGATGCAAATCCAACATATTGGTCTACTTTAGCTCAAGCTGGTGCTATTGGTGGTGCTGGTGGTCCTACAGGTCCGCAAGGCCGTCAAGGTTTGACTGGTTTATCTGGATCTCAAGGCGCTCAAGGAAGACAGGGGCTTACTGGGTCGCAAGGACTCAGGGGTAGTCAAGGATATCAAGGTGATTATGGACAAAGAGGTGGAACACTATATACCGTTACAAACAATTCTAGCGTTATAGAAATAAGCGGAATCGCAAATACTGCTGCTATTCCAATAATCAGGGGGCAGAGATATTATTTCGACTTTACGGCTTCTCCAGAACTTTTAGCAATAAGAACTACTTCTGGATCTAACGCTGTTGTTGCAACAACTTTAAATAATGACACATTACTTGGTACTAAAAATGTTGTTACTTGGGATATTCCTATAAATGAATCTTCCTCTACTTTATTAATTCAGTCTACCCAATCTGCAAAGACCAGAACATTTTTGCTTGCTGATTTACGAGGTTCTGACGGTGCTGCTGGCGCTAACGGAACCAACGGAACCAACGGAACAAATGGTGCTGCTGGTCCTAGAGGTGACATAGGAATTACTGGACCTAGAGGCCCTGAAGGTCCTGCTGGAATAACTGGCCCGACTGGACCACAGGGATATCAAGGCTTGATAGGTTCTGGAATAGTTAATTTTTATCAACAATCTACAAGACCAACAGTTAATCCTAGTGATAATTCCTTTGCGGTTTGGTATGATACAGAAAATGCAGTTATCTATTTTTGGGTAACTGATATCAATGGTTCGAATTGGATTTCGTTTTCAGGAAACGCTTATGCCTAATTCAAATATTGTTCCAGGAATATCGAACCCATCTAAAGACATAGTAGTTTTTAGGCAAAGCGAAAGACCTACAGCAGTAGAAAGGACTCGCCCTGCATTTTGGTACAACACTTCAAATTCTGGAACATATTTTTGGGATACTAAATTAAACGATTGGGTTCCTGTTAGTGCCTTTGGCACTACTACTACAACTACTACTACGGCTTCGCCTTTAGATACATGTCTTACTAAATGGGATATTACAACTCCCCTTGTTGCTTCTCCTAGTTATGAATTTATAACAGTTGTTAATGCTAATTATGGCTACCTAGCTTATTTCAAAGGAATAGATTCTCGTTTTTACACATCTTTTTATAATAGTCTTACAAAATTATGGGAAGATATTACTATTATGCCGGAGGGTGCTGTTTACGGATTTTACAATGGCCAGCCCTATATAAATGGCTATACTGCCGAACAACTTAATTGCTGGTTTAATTCATTTAATAATAATTTAGAAAAAAATGGTCAAAAAATAAAAACAATATATTCCAATTCACAAAGTCCTATAATAAATCTAGGTTTTGACGAAAATAATTCTTTGTATATTTGGGATAGATCTGGAAACATGTCTTCTGATCGAACGAGTGCGAACAAATTCATAGCTGTTGAAAATGATCCAAGTCAACAATATATGCCTCTTTTTACATTTAATCCATCTGTGGACTCTATGATATTTAATGGTGGCAATGGCAGTATTTCTATACTTCATATACAGCCTATGTATTTTACATTTTACGAATTAAAAAGAGGGGTATATGAAAATGGTTATACCATAAAGTCAGTTGGTGGTTATTCATCACCACAAATTGGCCCTACAAAAATTCTTGGTAATGGCACTAGTATTCTTTACAAAATGAATAGATCAATAGTTTCAAATCCTAATATAGTAAGTAGTGGAAAAACATCTGATTGGAAAGAATTCGCCACATCCGCTACTCCTGCATCCGATGGTACTTCAACAGATAATACAGATATTATTCTTTCTGCAAACGGTCAGTATCTTTATCAATTACAAGTTGTTAATGGTCAATTTGTTTGGACTCCTAGAGATATAGGTCTTAGTGCTAATTGGGAAAGAGTTATTGCGCTTAGTTCTTATGATATTTTTTTACAGGCAAAAACATCTGATGGTTATATCATAGCTCGTAGTTCTTGTGTTCCCGCTGTAACTACTACTACTACAACCTTGCCCCCTTGTGGATCTGATTGGATTCCTAGCTCTACATCTTTAAATTTAAAGGCGAGTTGGAATCAAATTGTAAACTTTAATAGGGCTTTGTATTTATTTTCTATTGACAGCGGATTGTTATTTATGTCTCAGTCTGTTGATGGAATTAAGTGGTCCGCTAAAACAATAGCTTGTAGTACTACTTGTAAATCTGCAAACATAGTAAAAGTGGTAGCATCTGGATATAATGTTTTTATACTTGGCGATAAAAATGAAATTTTTGAAAGCAAAATATCGGGTGTAGGCGGACCAATAATTTCATTCTCTGTTTATGATGCTGGATATGTACATTACAAAAGTACTTTGTATAGAAGTACCAGAGTGGAAGTTGTAAATATATTTGCATCTGTATCTGGAGCTTTTGCAGTTGGAAAAAACAATAGAATTTTTATAATAGAGCCAAATTATAATTTTCTTACTGAATTCGCATATAATAATGCTAATGCTACGGGGGTAATTACTGCGAATAGATATAAATTTTCCGCATTTATACCTTTACAATTTCAAAATAAAACTCCAAAAGATAACTGGCACGATAATAAGATTTCACTATGTGATGTGCAAGGCGGTTTTCTTATTGGTGCAGAAAAATCAGTTGTAGTAGATAGTTCGTTTCTAATGGGAACCATTACTGATATTGAAAGTGCTGGTAGCTCTGCTTTTGTTTCGAATCAATACATAGAACGACCTCCTATGGATTCGGAAATAATAATCTCTGGAAATGGAAATTATGTAGTTCTTTATAAAAACAATACGATTTCTTATTCTGAGAATGCTTTACACTGGACAACTAAAGCTATTCCTGCTGGAAAATGGAATAATCTATTGTATTTAAATGGATATTTTATATTGGTTGGTCTTGGAAAATCTATTTATATTTCAAAAACTCTTCAAGAAAATTCTTGGCAAGAAAGAAATGTAGTTGATAGTGGTGATTGGTATGGAGTTGTTTTTTCTTCTAAGTTATTTATTTCGAGTGTGTACCCTGATAAAGTGATGTGGAAAGTATCAGATTGTTTATTTGAATCAATACCAGAACCTATTCTTTGCAATACTTATACTACTGCTTATGACTGTGCAAGAATTGATTGTCTGCAATGTGTTTGTGGTGGATCGACTGGAGAATTTGCTACTCTTCTAGAATGTCAACAATCTTTGTATAGCCAAAGAACTCCACCATGTCCTTACCCTAATCCTCCAACTTACTATTGTGTCTCTGGTGCATATTTAAGCGAAATAAACGGAACATATACATTTAATGGTCCTGATTTGGATAGCCCAAATGGTAAGGGTCGATTTCTTCGATATAGTTACACTGGCGCTAAATGGATTATAACTAGTCTGACACAAGCCTATTACATAGGAACAGGATTTCAAAGTTATACTGTTCCTCCATCTACTTGGGAAAAAGTACCTTCATGGGGAATTGATCCAGCACCAACATTAACTTCTGGAGCTTGTTCGACTACACCAACTACGACCACTACTACTACTACTACTACTTCTGCTCCTACGACTACCACTTTAGCTCCAACTAAAAATGCTCCAGATGCAGTTTCTGTTTTATTTGGACTTCCTTATTTATCTAAATTTGATCAAAATACACAGGCTCCATTAACAGACATAAGACTTGGATTTACTTATTTAGGTAGTTCTAGCAATATAGAAACAAATGGCACATTATCTATAACCACTTCAGATCCAGAATTTTATGTAGGTGTAAAAGATCAATCTTATTGGTCAAAAACTTCTAAGTCTCCAAATATAAGTTGGACATCTGGATATGGAGCTTATTCATTTTCTACTAATGATTATAGAGATTTACAATTAGTGGTATACTGGACAGGAAATAACCCTTCTGTATTTAATAATAATGCTACTCATCAAATAATACTTACATTTTCTGTTCTTTTGGCAAATGGAACTACTATAACGACTACAGGAATAGTAAATCTTAAAAGAGATGCTAGTGTTGCTTATCAAGTTATGTCTAGTTATAGCGATCCAGCTACATGGGATAATATAATACCATCTATGCCTTCCCAAACGGCGGAAAGTGTAAACAATCCAATATTAACAATAGAAGCTAATAAGTATGCAGTTACAACAAGTCCTATAAATATATTTATTGTTGATAAAAATGCAATAGTAGCTAATAACTTTAATATTAATGAAAATTCAAGTTCTTATTTTGAACTTAATATTGGTAATAGTGTATGGTGGGCTGTTCCAGAAGCAACTATAGCCCCAAATAATTATTCTTCTTCTGCTGGAATAAGAATACCGATAGTTAATGGAAAGGGAACGATAGCTCCATTTACAATAGGTTTAAGTTCGCAGTATAGAGAAGGTTCTTGGAGAAAAGTACTTGCTCAAAAAAGTGTTGTCAATGGAAAAGAAGGTATCTATCCTTTTTATACTAGTTATAGAATTAGTCCTTCTAATGGTAGTGTGAATGTTAATTTTAACACTATCGGATTGCCCATGATAGTACAATACACAGAACCTATGGAGTGTATTTCAGGAGTCGTTGTTGATGGAAAATTAATTTATGCACCTGTTTCAAATGGCGGTTTTGGATATGAATCCGTTCCAGAGATTAGGATAGTTGGAGGCGATGGCGATGGCGCACAAGCAACCGCAGAAGTTTATAACGGTGTGATTGCTCGTATAAATATAACAAATCAAGGTAGTGGATATACATCACGACCTGTTATTATGGCTTCTAATTCAATTTGTCCTGAGTGTCCAAAGATTCCAATTCCAACTTGTCCTCCAGGGCGTAATTGTCTTCAAACAAATTATAATTATTCTGGCATATGTCCTGCTTCTTATACTTGCATTCCTTGTCCTACAACTACAACAACAACAACAACAACAACTCTTGATCCTAATTTTCCGCTTGCTACTTGCCAAGTTCCAGCAAGTTCATTTGCTATTTCTTTCATTTCTTCTACTAATGTATCAAGTTCTACTTTTCCTGAAATGGAATTAAATTCGGATGGATATTTTCCATTGGGAAAAATAAAGTTTGATTTTTATCATACTGAAAACGATTTAGGAACTTTATGGAGAGGTTATAACTGTGCAACAAAATCTGTTCGTGTTGATATACAGTCAGTAACTGTAAAAACTTCTCATCCCGATTTTATTGTAACTAATGGTATCTCAAAATCTAATCAAGTAAAAAATCTTTCATATCCAGATTGTGGTATTTCTTATGTCGCTCCAGGATGGTTCGAATCTATTTTTTATTGCGTTCATTGGATAGGATCAGATCCTTCTATTTTCACAGGTTCCAATCCGGTAGAAGTTGTTTTGACTTTTGAAATTAAAGTAAATAGTTTTACTGATGGAACACAAATTTTGAGTTCTGGTTATATTGCAACATTAACACAGTATGTTTAAGATAGGAAAATTATATGTCAATTAAAATAACAAGATCTTCTCATGTTCGCAGTGGAGCTAATGATATTTCTCCAAGCAATATTAGAGTTATTGCAAGTTTTATAAGTCCTGTAAACTACGCAAATTCATTACTTCCAAATCCTGAAATTGTTTTGGAAAATGGCTATGTGACTATACCCACTATTTATTTTGCAGTAGTAGATAATAATGGAGTTGTTGAAACTAATTTTAATCAAAATACTTTGGGTGGTGGCTCGTCTAAAATTCTTCCTTTACTTTCTGGAATGAAATTTCAACCAGCTACAGGATCTTTATTTTCAGTATTTAGCGGAGATACAAGTATAAGGATAAGCAATGGAATTGGGTATACTCCACCTATAAAAATGCAATATAAAGGAAGTGGTTCTAACACCGCAGAAACACACACATTTAATGTTTTAGTAGATAATCCAGTCGCTGGATCAGCTAATAATATAGTTTCTACTTTTACTATTACTACAAATATAAAGCCTTTTACAACTACAACCACTACTACTAACGGTCCTATTGTTGCAGACCCAGTAGCAGCTGAATTTTTAACGCTTATAACAAAAGATACTACTATTTCATCGTCTAGTGTTGATTATAGATTTAATTTAAATAAAGATATTCCTGCGCTTTCTTCATATGGCAAAAGCGTGTTTTCTTCTACCAATTATTATATACCTCATTGGAACAATGAAGACAGAGGAATGTTTTGGAAAGTTAATCTTTTTGCTGCTAAATATGGCTCTGGACTAGCCTTGGTTTTAGAAAATTATGATACAAAAAGCGAATTTCAAGCTAGCGCACTTTTAATAAAAAGATTTGATAAAGGAAGTATTCAATCCGAAGGAAAATTTGGAATTCCGCTGGAAAATCAATATGAGGTTGTAATAACAAGTAAGTCTTTAACAAATAGTTATGTTGATTTATGCTCAGATATGGTTTCTGTTTCAGGTAAAAATTCTTTAACTAGTTTTTTAATTTCTAATAGCACTATAAATAAAGACTATGACAATATAGTTACATCAAATGGTAGATTGTATTATGTTTTTAATGGTGACGGAACATTTATTATTCCAACAATAGATCAGTACGATCCTTATTCTAGAAATTATATATATGCAAACTTTATTCCTAAGTTTGAAGCTCACAAAGGCAATAGAACTAATTATGCAAATAAGATATATGAGGAATTTGACGGCATTATAGCTGGAAATTTCTTTGATTCTGCAAAAAATGATTTGTTTTTTGGGATTATGAATATACCAAGCCAAAGTCTTCAGGGTGTTGACGAAAAAATAGATTGTTCATTTGAGACATACGAAACAACTATTCCATTAGTAGAACCAGATACTAAATGTCCTGTTGTAACTCTCGATGGTAGCGGTCTTATAACTGCTAATTTTATAAAAATAAGAGATAATTTTTATTCTATATCGGGTGCGATTGCCATTTTTAGTAACAGCACTAGATATATAGTTATAACTCCAGGTTTTATATATATTTTCTGTCCAATAGAAGATTCAGCTACCGATTTTAAAGTATTTACATATTTAATTAGTTCTAGTTCTGGAATTTCAAAATTGACCAATGTTGAAAAATATTCAGATGTTGGACCTCTAGAGTATAGATCTTCAGACTATGACAACGACAATGTTTATATGGCATATATTAAAAATTGTTATGAATTGATGGAGCCAGGCAAATTTGGAACATCATTAGAGGATTATACATCATCGGTTTTATTAAATGGCAGTCCTGTAGATTGTGTGTCTTTAGTTAAAATTCCTCTTGGTGATTTTTTAAATTACACAGTAGAAAAGCTTGATTCAATTAAACTAGACAATCCTGCTGGAAATTTTAAAATTGAATTTGATAACTCTACCACAACTTTTGCAACAATAAATAGTAGTATTACTAAAACAATAAAGAATGAAATCTCAAGATCTGTAAAAAGAACAGATGATAGTTCAATGCTTAAATTTTATAGAATTGCTAAAAATCCAAAAAATAATTTTACTTTTATAAATCCAGATTCGCTTCCACCACATTATTCTTACGGAAATTCTATAGAGATATATAGACAATATAATTCTTGCTGTAGTCATGACTTGTACATATACAAAGAAGATGTTTCAGATCCTGTTACTGGTCCTGCTTTAACATCTAATGTTGTGTTAGGAACGCCTGTAATAAATTCTAACGGTAAATTTGTTTCTATTCCTGTTTTAAATGGTGGCGCTGGATTTGTTGTGCCTCCTTCTGTTTTAATAGCTTCGGCAGTTGGTAATGGAGCAACAGCAACAGCGACAATGGTAAATGGCACTGTGACTTCTATCACGATTACAAATCAAGGATCTGGATATAACCCATCTTTACAAGTTGTTTTAAATCCAAATAACACGCCTTTAATGCCAGCGTTACTAGGCGTTCCTGTTATAAGTTCTAATGGTCGTATAATTTCCATACCAGTAATTGATGGTGGATTTGGATATTCTTCTGCTTCTTTAAGTATTGTTAACGGCGGAGGTTCTGGATTTATAGCTAATGCAGTTGTGGTTAACGGATCTATCACTTCTATAAACATAACTAATCAAGGCAATAATTATAATCCTTTACCTACAATTATAGTTAGCTCTCCTGTTTTTAAACAGGCAGTAGCTGGAACTCCTGTTTTAAGTCCAGAAGGTAATGTTATAAGTATTCCTGTTGCTGATGCCGGAGATGGATATGTATCTGCTCCTGTAATATCTATAGTTGGAGCAGGAAGTGGGGCGACACTTATTGGCAATATTGTAGGCGGAAAATTAACAAGTATAACAGTTCAAAATCAAGGAGTTGGATATTCACAACCGTTAAAAGTTATTATATCTGCTCCAAATTTTTCTTCTACTTCATTAGGAACAGCTGTTTTAAGTTCTGGCAGTTTGACTTCTGTTCCTATTATTACTGGTGGTAGTGGTTATATAAGTAATCCTACTGTTTCTATTACTGGCGGTGGCGGTACTGGAGCAACAGCAACAGCAACTGTAGTTAATGGAGTCGTTACCGGAATAACAATTACACAGGCTGGATCTGGCTATAATTCTGCTCCAACAGTAGCTGTTTTAAATAGTAGTAATTCGACCTCACCTACTTCTGATCCTAAATCATGGGAAATAAAAGTTTCCATTGACAATACAGATCCTGTTAAAGAAGTTTGTTTGTCAAAACCTAATTTAAATATTAAATTCAAACTAATTGATAATACAACTAATGCTATAGTTCCTCTTAATGGTTGGTTTCTATTAGATTTTAAAGGAAATGACTTTGTTTTTAATTCTATAAATAGTGTAGCTGGACAACCGATAGCTGTTAATATGATTAATGGAATTATTGATTACAGCTTAGATCCGCATTTGTTTTATACTCCAAATTATTCGTATTATCCTAAAATAGCTACTGACATACTTATATATCCAGCTACTACGAGCCACACTTATTCTATAGGTAATTATAGAGTTGGAGAAGGCACATTTCTTCCTTCTTCTGGAAGTACACTTACTAATGCTGGTACTTTTTTTGTAGATTCTAAATATTTGTATATTAATATTGGCGATTTACCTTATAGCATATTTGCAGCTGTTCAGTCTATTATAACTGATCAAAAAGGTGATATTACTGTAATTAAAGATGACGGTTCTTCTTTAGTAAATACCTATAGTATAAAAGGCGCTGAAAGAATTGGATCTAGCAATGTTTATAAATTTGAAATAGATCAAAAAAATGAATTGTTTTCTATAAGTATTTATTATGTTTATATTATTAGCTTAAAAAACAAGCAAAATTTTAATAAAAATTGGATTACTACGGATGATAATACTGCCGGAACTTATGGTTTTGCTTTTAAAGATCCGTATGAGAATGTAGACATAGCTCCTAAATTAAAAGAAACTATAAATATAGCTTTAAATTGTGAGAAATCAAAAACTGTTTCCACAACAACAACTACAACAACTACATTGGCTCCGACAAGAACAGAACTGAGAATTAAATATAGCGTTTCTAATTTGTTCGCATCTTATAAAGATCCAATGTTGACATATCTAAGTACTTCTTCTGCCGTAACTAGCAATCTTTGGAATGGATATACCATAATCGGAGATGAAGGAGATGAAGTAAAATTTGAATATGTAGAATCAGATCCTAAAATTATATTTAACTCATTGAAAAAAGATGAAACCGGATTATTTCCAACATCTTTCGTTGGCGCTCTTCCTCTTAGGAATCCCATACCTGAATTTACAATAGTTCTTCCTGCTATTGGAATTTATGAAATTGAAGTAGAGCTTAAGTCATTAACTTCTACTGGCAATCTTACGAATGAATGTTTTGGAACTGATACAAAAACAAACCTTAAATATATATATGGAAGATTTGTTGATGTCAATATAATAGGTCAAATAAAAAGATGTCCTGATAGCACAAATTACAATTATGAAAGAAAATTTCAATTATATTATGACGGTAAAGAAATTCCAAAACTTAAACTTTTAGGTAATGATATTGTTCCGATTCTTAATTTATCTTCTTCTGTAAAGTATGCAAATTTTCCTCCGTTTAAATATTATTATGATGTCAATAATAAAGAAAATGATGTTTATCACATATCAAAATATACTTTTCCGATGTCGATTTCTAAGGAAGATATATCAAATGGCGAATCTTATCGTTTTACAACTTATAAAAAAACTATGAGTTTTCCTGTCATCGGTTATGATGTTAATTTATTAGCGAAGCTTTTACTTATTCAAGCTGGCGATTATATTATTCATCCAGCTATAAGATCAAAATATCAAGGTTGCAATCCAGATGGAACCCCTGGAAATGGAACTTCTACAATTCCTCCATATAATTCATTGCCAAAATATCAACAGATAGAAAATGCTCCTTTTGCTAAAGTGGTTTCAGTAGAAAAAGTTCTTCATCTTAATATATTAGCTGCTCTTCAAATTACTATCGATTCAGATTTTGACTTGTCTTTATTTAGCCAAGGTGGAAGTTGCAATATTTGGGAATTTTTAATTTTTAAAGACAATCCAAGCCCTATTTCTAGTTTGATATCTCCTGATAATTTAAGCTTTATAGACAAAACAAAAGATATAACTCTTGAAGAAGTTGGTATGCCATTTACTGGAGAAGATTTATTTAAAGAAGATTGGTTTTTCTTTAAAAAATTCTCAGGATCTTTCGGTAATATTGTTCCAGAATCAGTAACTTGGCTTAATGATAAGTCTAAAATGGCAACTGAATTAATGTTTTATGTACATCAAGGTGTTTATAATGAAAGAGGATTTTGTTATCCTAATCCAAATTTTTATAAAACATTTTTAGAAAACGAAAAATGTAAATTTTTAACTTTCAATGAATATCTTAGCGATACAACAGAAGGAACACAGGCGTTTACCTCTAAAAATCCAAACTTTCAACAAATGCTTGATTTGATTAAATATGGTCAGTATAAAAATGCTGAAGAACTTTATTATGGAGTTTGGTCTAAAAGTAGTTGTAGAGAAATAATGGTTAAGCCTCCATATTCGCCATATATGCGTTGGTATTATGGAATAAATTGTAGAAAGAATGAATCTGGCCATTGGGAATTAGATTCTAAACTTATTAAAATTCACAAAGATATTAGTGTTGCTGGTAGTGGTCTTGAATGCGCTACATCATCTTTAGAGAGCGTTGATCTTTCCTATATATTTGACAATGAATCTATGACTGCTCCTTATCCTAAGCTCACTGTTTCTGCTAAAGTATTTGATTCTTTTGTTGGTAGATTAGTAATAAATGCAGAGTATGAAAATCCTGAAGGATTTAATTTTGCTCTTTCAGATTATTTGTTTACTGAAAGCGGTCCGTTAAACCAGTGGTATACGAGTATTTATGAAGCCGTAAGTGATTCTTATACAGTAATAACAAAGGGTTGTGATGGTGTTATAGAGCCTCCGGTTGTAGATAATCCTCCTGTTGTAGATAATCCAGTTGGCGACCCAAATAACCCTGCTGTACCTTCTAATTGTTTTTATAAGTGGTATGTAGGGGTAGACTTATCTACGCAGACAGCACCTGTTACTTTATACGCATATGAATTTCCTGCTTGGACAGGAACTATATCTGTGCTTTATCCTAGAAATGGAGAATTAGAAGTTTGGTTCAAAACCGTATGGGATTCACTGAGAAAAATATATTACGCTAATGGTAGCAGTGATTTTATTAATACGACTCCTTCTGTTATAAACAAAAGCAATACCTTTGGTTTTTCTTTTAATTTTAAAACAAACATTACCCTTCCTAAAGCAAAGGTTGGTTACTACTTACAAATAGATGCTCAATTTCCAACAAATTTGACTCCAACCCCACCAACTGGCGTTTTAATAGACGGTGTTGCTCGTTCCGGTTGGGGCGATGATAGTATTGAACTATACAATGGAATATATAAAATATTAGCTATTGATAACTCATCGTTTAAAGATGGAAGAGAGACTTATACATTAGAATGCGTAGATTATTCTAATATTGGAGGTGGATATCCAGTTAGTTCGCCAAATTCAGGTCCAAGTGGTTCAACATCTGGAAGTGTAACTGGCTCCCCTACCGGAAGTTCAACAGGAAATACTTATACAATTTATAATTATCCATTTGAGTTTCAGAATGCCATCATGAATGTTGCAGTAACACCACTTGTACAAGCTTCGAGTGTTGATTACGGCGGTTCTGGTGCTGATGCAAAAAATCAATTATCAGGTAAATTGTGGAAGGGTGGTGCTGATGAAATTATATTTAAAGTAAAGAAATCTGGAACATTAAATTATTATATTCAAGCTTATGATGTTGGCTTTACTAAAAATATTTCTTCAGGATCATTATGGATTAATGGAAAATTAATTTCGAGTGTAACCGATAATAACTCTGTTACTAAAAACATTCCTGTATCTGATGGAGATATAATCTCTATAAAAACCAGTTTACAAGGACCAAAACAAGGCACTACAACACAATTAGGTTCTTCACTATTTGCTTTTAGAATGTACCTTGGCTCACCCACAGGCTCTCCGACAGGAAGTCCAACTGGTTCCCCTACTGGTGGGGGTTTAAATCCTCCTAATTCTTCAGCTATTATTTCTAGCGTTTCAGTTGCTGATTCTACAGATACAACCATGACTTTAACATGGACTACTGACAAACCAGCTACTAGCCGTGTAGTTTATGGAACTACTGCCGTAGCAGATTTACCCGCTGGTACGGATTACGATGCAGCATACCCTAACGACCCAACATATGGATATGGTTTTTCCACTGTCGAAAATGCAAAATTAACCACTTCTCATTCAGTAACCGTTACTGGCCTTGATCCAGACAAAGCGTATTATTTTAGAACTGTTTCCAAGGCATCTCCATCAGCTGTAAGCGGACAAATTGTAAGTAAGACTAAGCCTAAAACGCCTCCGACTGGCTCGCCTACTGGAAGTCCTACAGGCTCCCCTACTGGCTCACCAACAGGTTCGCCCACTGGAACCGGAACCGGAACTTCAACCGGAACAGGAACTGGAACTGGAACCGGAACTGGAGTCTCAACTGGCTCACCTACTGGAACCGCAAATGATGGTTTATGCCTTATTAATCCAGGGGATCAACATAATCTTTATCCAAGAGCTACAAATGGTATTAATTATTATTTAGGAAGAGGATTTCAACTTATTTATAGATCTCCTATGAATGTATTAAAAAATAGAGACTGGGGAGAAGATATTGTCATTAGTGTAAATCATCCAATATACAACTGGACTTTTAATCCTCCTTCTGGTTACGACCCATATCAACCTATAGTAGCTACAGTTAGTAGTCGAATTATTCAAACAAAGTATGGCAAGCCTCTTGAAAATCCCATTAAGCTTCAAACGATTGAATTAAAAATACCTAATGTTAGAAATCCAGGGGATACAACATCAAAAATTTATGGGAATGATTTTAGTTATAATTTTACTGCTCATATTCCTGGATTACATCAAGAGCTATTTCGCCCATATGAAATCGCAAAAACTTTTGACGAGCAAAAAGAATCATATCAATTATATGTGGCCGGTAGTCTTAGTCCATTTGATAGAGATGAATTTAGAGGTGCAATTTTTGAATACCCCACCATTAATAATACTAAAGTATATTGGCAATTAGTTTCTTACGACTACAACACAGACCGAAATGTCTTAAAACTTGTGTTTGATTGTTTGGGAACTGAAAAACCAATACATTTTGAGCGTGAAAAACCACCAGTAGTACCAACCGGACCTACTAGTTCATCGGGAAATCCACCATCTGTTCCTGGCCCTTCATCTCCGCCAGCAGGATCAAACAATAACAATACCAACAACCCACCTACGGTTGCTGCTACATTTGGAACTCCTGTAATAACAAACGGAGCAATAACCTCTATACCTATTACTAATGGTGGTAGTGGATATACTAAACCTCCTATTATAACGATCTCTGGAAATGGATCAGGGGCTACTGCTGTTGCAGTTCTTGGAACCGGAGCGCAATCAGGCACTGTTGTTGGAGTAACTATAACAAGACCAGGATCTGGATATACAATAGCTTCTACAACTACTGTACCATCACTAGTAAATGTTACATTGGGAGTTCCTGTTGTAGTTAATGGGGTTATAACAAGTATACCTATATTAAACGGTGGTGCTGGTCAAGGTACAACTCCAAATGTTGTAATTACAGATCCTACTACTGGACTGCCTGGTGGTGCGAAAGGCGCAAATGTAACTCTAATAATGACTAATGGAGTTGTCACAGGAGTAAATATAGTTAATGGTGGAACAGGATATACTAAACCTACTGTAACGGTAAGTAATGGCGGAAGCGTTGTTAGTACTTCGGGTGGAACCACAGGCCCAACAACTGGTACTGGTACTGGCACTGGTTCTAAGCCTCCGACTACCCCTACTGGAAAACCAACTGGTGGCGGACCTAAATCACCACCATCAACAGCAAACCCAAATAGTAGTGGGCAGTGTCCTGCTGAATATAAATCCTATCCGCAAATAGGAAGAGTAGGGGTTTCTGGTTTTGGAACTTATGAAAATGCTGTAATTGGTTATATATGTGCCAGACCAGCATTTGTTACTACTGCTTGTGGTATATGTGAATTGCCTGGATTTGCTTTATATATGATCAATGTGTATTGCTTACATTTATGTGGCGGTGGCGGTGGTGGTGGCGCACAACAACCAAATGGTGGCGGAGGCGGAAGAAATAATGCAAATGGTTTAGGTGGTTTATTAGGAGGAAGAAACGGTGGTGGAGGCGGATTTCCAGCTAACGATCCAAATGCTAATAGATGGGCTTGGCCTGAACAGATTCCAGTAGGTATTGACAAAGACTTACCTAAAAAACCAAAACCACCAGGGCCAAAACCACCAGTTACACCACCTGCAAAACCATGTGAAGAGGTAACTTACCATGAAAATGATTCTAAGCAGATTGATAAACTTGTAAATTGTGCTACAGTACCAGATCCAAAAACTAAAGCATGTGAAAAAGGAAAAATTACTAAGCAAATAACTATAAACCAAGCCCTTTATGTTACTAAAGACAATTGTCTTGCTCCCTACGGAATACTTGATGACAAAGGGAATTTCCCAGTTCTTCCAGGAAGATTTATTAAAGGATTTACAATTACAGAAGCTAATATTGGGCAACAAGACTTTTTTTATGCTCCTAGAATTAAATCTTTTAGAAAGATAGGTCCTTTTACTTATTGTTTTCGGGATGAAGCTTGTTTTCAAGCATTCAAGATAAAAGCTGATGCTCAAAAAATGATTGCTCTTCCTGAGCTTCAATGGCCTTCTTCTGAATATCCTGATTCAACACAAAATAACCATCATGCTAATATAGAAATAGTAGGTGGTAAAGTAAGAACTATACAAGCAGACACAAGTCTTCCTACTGCACCGCTTCCAAAAGGTTACGAAAATAACAATCTTTATGAATTTTAAGGATATATAAACATGCTACCGCAAAAAAAAGTTTATAAAGTTTATGCTGGATTTTTCTTTTCTGATTCTAGATTTAACTGGAAAGCAGAAAGTCCTTCGTGGCTTTTTTTAAAAAATGACTTTACTAGTTATTGGCCTCAAGATGTAGAGAGTGAATACTACTATGAGTTTGAGCAGAAAAAACAATATTTAAAAATGTCTAATTCTGGAGATGGTGAATTAGTAAGGCTTAGATATGACCCATATTTTACACTTGGTCATCCTGCGGGATGCGCTCCAAATGACTTAGTAAAAGAAGCGGGTCTTAAAACAAAGATATATTTCAACTTTCACTTTTATGATTCTTTGCCAAACTTGCATTTAAGATTTACTTATCAATGTAATAGTAGTGGCATTATAGAAGAAAAAATATACAGGCACACTTTAGACAATCCAGACTTCATTAATGTAAGCACAGATAACAATCAATTAGATAGACCTTTTGATCGCTGGAAAAGCTATCAGAATATGAAAGGTTGTACTTATTATAGATTTAATCTTGATCAGGGGTATACAATAGGTGGATATAATTGTGCTTCTGGAAAGTTAAAAGACGAAAGTTTTGCTATCAAAAATCCTGTTAATTTTAATTCTGCTATTTATAACGGATTAAGAAATGGGGCAAAGCTACAGAACTTTTCAGACATTGATTTTCCTAATTTTTCAAATTTAGGAACTACAAACAATGAATATTCTTGGCAAGAAACAGGCCCTAGATATTTTTATGTTATTGTAAATTATGAACCACCTGGTGTTATAGCTAGCATGAAAGGAATATAAAATGCCATTTCCAGTAAATCCAGCAGATGGTTTTGTTTATAAGCTTGGAAATAAATATTTTATTTATAATTCAAAAACTGGATGGGTACAACAAGAACCGACCAGCTATTTTGTGCAAAACACTAAGCCTACAATATCAATAGAACCTTCAAGAGTGGCAGTTTGGCACAATCCATTAGAAGGTGTTATTTATTTATGGCAAGACGGTGACTGGAAGTCTTATTTTACAATTTGTTCATGAGGTTAATATGCCATTTCCAAAAAATCCTGTAGACTTGCAAGTATATATAGCTGGAAATAATTACTTTGTTTTTAAAACTGGTAAGGGCTGGACTAGATTAGAACCAGATGTATTCTTTAAACAGTCTACACAACCAACAGTACAAGATTTAAAAGGGAGAAATTCCGTATGGCAAGATACTTCTACAAACACATTTAATTTTTGGAATGCTACTGATGGTTGGACAATTGCAAAAAGTACATGTTCTGTAAAAATACCAAATACCCCAAAGTCTATGGTTTTTTATTGTCCTCCAGATATACAAGGTATTCTTAAAGACCCTCTCGTTATTAGTAATACAAGCTGGCTTTCAGGAAAGAACATTGTAAATTCTAGAATACCATCTGATTATGATATTCAAATTAATGGTCCATCTCCTGATCCAAGCATTACCGAAATAAATTATTTTGTATTATTTTTAGATGCATATGGTAATCCAATTTTGCTTCCTAGTATTCCTGCTATAACAGCCAGTTGGAGCAAAACAAATCCCCTTACAAAAAGTCCTGTATTATCAACAACTGTTTATAAAGCTACTGACAATCCAAAATTTCAAAAATCGGATTCAAAAAATTGGTATTCATATGCTTACGGAATAAAACTTAAAGTAGACACATCTTCATATGGTTATGAATTTAATACTGTTCAATCAAGTACAATGAATTATAATTCTAATACTTGTTTAAATGTTGAATTCCTAGCAACTAATTATAGTTTAATAGCAACTAATACCATAGCAAGCGCTCATTATGATTTTAAAGCTGTTACTGGTTCTGCTGGTCAAATTAGAAATGAATATATAAAACCTTATATGAAATTTCTTTATTACCCACAGTTCCATCAAATTCAAAAAAACAATTCTACATTTACGGTTCCTATTACGATAGCTTTAACGACTGGTCACACTAATATATTTGATTCTAATGCGAACTTTACTAACAAATCAGTTCCTGTTCCTTCTAATGGTATTGCAGAAACTACATATACTAATAATGACACGGTTAGGTTTGTAGATGTTTCTATAAAATCTATAGGGGGCGTTTCTGGAACTCCTACTTATTCATTGACTGGGGCGCAACATAAGAGTCTTACTAATGGCATGGTTGTATTTGAAGATTTAGGATTTACAGTTAGTAATTTTTCTTTAACATCAGAAACTCCTTATATGGTTCTTGAATTTACATGCAGCGATACGAGCGTAGCTTCAAAAACCATAGTAGTAAACTGGATATAACATGGCAAAAATATTTACGCTCTCTGATGATATTAAGTTAATAGCAGAATATGCCATAGATGATCTTATTGATCAGCTTGGAAAAACATGCCAATTAATTTACGCACCTACTCCATCTCCTTGCCCAAACTGTGTTTTTGATCCTATCGGAAATAAGTCTTCGAATACTTGGATTAATGGAGGACCAATTCCTTTTGAGAATGGGTCTAATTGCCCTTCTTGTAATGGCGAGGGCTTACACTTTACTTCATTAACCAAGGGTGTTAAACTTTTAATAGCTAACTCTCCTAAAGATTTTTTTCAAAAACTTCCAGCTAATGTTCAATTGCCTTATGGGTCTATTCAAACAAAAGGCTATATGATAGATTTGCCAGATGTATTGCAGACAAGAAAGATGGTAGTACAATTAGATATACAGGGGCTAATAAGATATACCTATGAACTAGCTGGAGAGCCAATAGATCAAGGGAATATCGTGCAGGGAAAATATTGGGTGGCTAACTGGTCAAGGGTTGGTGGATAATATGGAATATAGATGGTCTATCGATTTTAACAATAGAGAATTTGAAGATTCAATAAAACTAGAGTTAAGAAAGATAGTATCTACATATATAAGCGCTTTGATTAAAAAAACTAGGCCAGCCGTAAAAGCAGCAGTTATATACCACATTAAAAATTCTCCAGAATATGAATCAATGACTGAGTTAAGAGGAAAGCTAAGGATGGATTTGGGTATTGAAAACGCAGAAGTGGTTTTATATCAGTTGATAGAATATATAGCTAATCAGATTAGTTTTGTAAAGAAGGATGGAAATGCAAATTCTTTGGGGGGAATGGCCCTTTATTTGCTAAAAAGAGAAGGTCTTGAAGGTTTAATAAGTAGTCCACTAGCATCTTATCAGTCTAAGGCTGGCGAAATACCTTGGTTAAAATGGCTGTTAACAGAAGGAAGTTCTACTATAATTCAAGATTATGAAGTAAGGTATTATGATAGACCTCAAAAAAACTCAAGAAGTAAATTCGCTTTAATGGTACAACCGACTAAAATAGCTGCCAGAACAAAATCTTCTAAGTTTTTTAATTCTAATGGTAACTTTTTAGGCGTGACTGGCTTTAGTATAGATTCAGAGTTTGCAGGAACAGAAGATGACAACTGGATAACGAGATCTTTTAATAGGGCTATACCAAGCATAACAGATATTATAAATAGGGAAGCAGAACAATGACAACAGCGATTACAAAATTTAATGGGGTTGATCATTACGGACAACCTTTAGCTTCTGAAAATTTTGAAACTTCTCTTCTATTGTTCAGTCAATGGGCCATGCTTGGAATTGGGGCTTTTTCTAATGTTAGAATAAATAACGCTCCTAGCGGAATAGCTTCTCACTCAGCAGATCCTTCAAGACTAAGACTTGTTAGAGATCCAAGATATGTATCTGGAAGGGTATGGGAAGGGGCGAGATCTGATTGGGTTTGGGAAACAGGCGTTGAATATCCAAACCAGCCTATTTCAATAAGCGGTGTTTATGTAAATAACAACTTTATTCCTAAAGAGCAAACTGGACCTTCTGGCTATGTAATTTCTTATCCAGAAGGAAAAATAGTATTTAATTCGCCAATAGCTTCTGGAAGTAAAGTTCAATGTGAATATTCCAATAGAAGTGTAAAGATTATTAACGGCTCTCAGTCTTGGTTTAACCAGTTGATTATCAATAGTTATAACTCTGCTGACCCTCATTTTATGCAAAGTGCATCTGGAACTTGGGATGTACTATCTAAGAACAGAATTCAATTACCAGCCATGATCATAGAGGCTATACCAAAAGTAAATTTTTACCCTCTAGAACTTGGTAATTTAAGCAGAAAACATCAACAAGAAGTAGTCATAACTATATTAGCAGAAACATCTTACGACAGAAATCAAATACATGATATTGTGGCTTATCAATGGCAGAAAAGAATAATGGGAGTTGACAGAAGGAAACTAACAGAAGACAGGAAATACCCCTTAAACTATGATGGATCTGTATCTGCCAGTGGAATACAATACCCGCAAATGGTTAATGGAAACTATGCTTGGCAACAAATAAGGTTTGAAAATCTTAAGTCTAGAGAAATAGAAGTTCCAAATCCATTGTATGGTTGTGAAATAAGGCTAACATGTGAAAGTGATTTGCCTTAAAAAATCTTTTTTGGTGTAAGTTTTAATAGGTAGTTACCTGAATTGTCAATAGGAGAATAATAATGGCAAATCGAAGAATGTTTTATGCTGTAGAAGCACTGAGTATTGCAGCTGATGCAACCTCCGCTTTTACTTTTGTACACGGTGTTCAAACCGTTGGTATGAATACTACTTTCAATCTTGAAAATGTATTTGAACTTGGTCAACTTTCTCTTTATCAGATTGTTGAAAATGTTCCAGATGTTGAAATCACCATTGAGCGTGTTCTTGACGGAACTGCTCCTATCTATACTCTTGCCACTCAAGGTAGGGTAGATACAAGTTTGGTTGGTAGGTCTAATGCAAAGTGTTCAGTCGCAATGCAATTTTATAATGACAATCAAGCTCTTGCTAGCGGTAGTCCTCTCTCAGAAGTTGTCGTTTCTGGCGCTTTTGTTAGTCAGATTTCTTATAAATTGGCTACTGAAGGCAACGCTACAGAAAGCGTAACTATGGTTGCTAATAACAAGAAATGGCAGAGAGTAACTTCTGGCGATGCTGATTATTTCGCTGGATATACTCAAGGTTCTGCTGATGGCGAAGGTATTGCTGCTTCTGAAAAAGCTACCGACAACAACCCATCTGGTGTTAATCGCAGACAGCACATTATTTTTGCTTCTAGCTTGTTACCTTGTAATGACGGAAGCACTAAAAAGGGCGGTATTCCTGGTATTAATGCCTCTGGCGTAAATGTACTTGATGATACTCTTGGTTGTTTCAGGGCTAGTGTTCAATCAGTTAGCGTTAGCGCTAATCTTGGTCGTGAACAGATGCTTGAATTGGGCCGAAAAGCTCCTTACTTCCGTTATGTCAAATTCCCAGTTGAAGTTAGTGCTGAATTTGAAGTAATGAACAAGGTTGGCGATTTAGTAGAAGCTGACGAACTAACTGATAATGTTAGCGATCAGGCTATCAAACTAGTATTTGAAGAAGGTCTTTCTATTGATCTTGGTACTAGTTGCAAGCTGACTTCTGTAAATAACGCTGGCGGTGGTGCTGATGGTGGTAACGGAACAGTCACTTATAGCTACAGAACTTATAATGACTTTGATGTTACTCATCCTAATGACCCAGGTTAATAGTTGATAAATTAAGTTTAAAAACTTATAATAATGCCAAGGGGATTTTTCTCCTTGGTATTTTTTATTTAAGGAGCGTCTTTGGAAGATTTATTAATAGCTAGAATAATAGCTGGACTAATAAGGTTTAAGTACAAAGATAAGACATATCTAATAAAGCATCCAGATAGATATCAAAGGTATGTAGCAGAAGAAATATATAACGAGGCCCTACTAGAAGCTTCAGTAGAGGGATTTTATAAAGATACAGAAATAAATGACATGATGGTAGATCATGGTATATGGAATGACGAAAAAGAAGAACGGCTCAATAAAATATCTAAAGAAATAGAAAAATTAAAAGTAAGTCTATTTAAAAACTTTTTTAAAGACAAAGAAAGTTTAGCAATAAGGAAGGTCATAGAAGTCGCTAAGTCAGAGAGAAATGATCTAAACTCAGAGAAGTATGCCTATTCATATCTAACAGCAAGTGGGTATGCCTATACAACTAAGGCCAAGTATTTAATTGGCTCAAGTCTACATTACGAGAATGGGGATAAGGTATTTAACGATTCGGCCTTTTGGAAGAATAGAAGTTCTCTTCTTGATGAGGCTGTTGTCTTTTATAATCAAAACAAGATGAATGATGAAAAAATAAGACAGTTGTCTAAAAACAATAACTGGAGAAGCTTTTGGTCTGCTAAAAAGTCAGAGGGTTCTATCTTTGGCGTTCCTGTCGTTGATTTAGACGATGAAAGAAGATCATTGATAACATGGAGTCAGTTATATGAAAACATAGCAGAACACATGGAATGCCCCCCTGATGATATTATAAATGATGACGATGCTTTAGATGGGTGGATGATTTCTCAGCGAGAAGAATCGGAAACTAAAAAGAATCAAAACACTATAGATTCTAAATTATCAGATAAAGTTAAGAATTCTTCTGAAATTTTCGTAGTAGCCCATTCACAAAAAGAGAAGGACATGGTAGAATCCATGAATAGTCCAGAAGTTCAGGCTATCAAACGATCTAGACAGAAAATCATACAGGAAAAGGGCGAAGTTAGCGATCTAGATTTTTCCGATGTAAAGCGTGACATACAGATGAAAAAGAACTCTATGTAGGAGGATGACATGGGAATTCATGAGAACTTTGAAAGAGCTTCTAAAATAAATAGAGAAGACGAAAAAAGACTATTAGAAAAGCACGATTTACTATCAAAAGACAAACTACAAAAAGTAATTAAAACTAAAATGAAGACTTCTTTTATAGGCGCTCTCTCTGCCGTAGAGTTATCTTTTGAAGAACTGTGGAAAATAAACCCAAGTGATGACGATTACGATATAAAAGAAAAGCAATATTGGAAAAATGTTTGGGAAAAATGCAGATCTGAAATACTTAATAATGGAAATAATCAGCTAAGGTCTGTAGAATCTGAGATAGATCAATATTCGGTTTCTTGGAACGGTCATGTTAGAAATTATTCTATAGGAGGATAGTTATGAGTGCGCCTGATAACAAAAGGGTTTTTAAGGTAAAGCTTGACGATAAGGAAATTGAACTCGCAGTTCAACGACCTACTGTAAAGCAAAAGCAAGAAGGACAGAAGGTTTATAATAAAGCCTTTCGTGATGCAGTCGAATCTGGTGGTATTCTTCGTGCCAAAGTTGAAAGCGTTATGCGTGATCAAAAGCTTTGGGATGACAACAAACAGAAACAACTTCGTGAAATTCAAGACAAGCTCTCTGAAGCTGAACGGAAGATCAAATCTGGTGGTATTAAACTGACAGAAGCTAAAGAAGTAGCTCTTCAGATGAAGAAGTACAGGGCGGAACTCAGGAATTTAAATTCAGACCGGATTGGTTTGGATAATAATACCGCTGAGGGCCAAGCCGATAATGCCCAGTTTAACTTCTTTGTGTCTAGCTGTACTTTGTATAATGACACTGGCAAGTCCTACTTCAAATCCCATGAGGAATTTCTTGCAAAAGATGTTGATCCAGCAATTGGGCCAGCAGCTTCTAACTTGGCTATGATGCTTTACGGCATTAACCAAGACTATGAAGATAAATTGCCAGAAAATGAATTTCTAAAAAAATACAAATTTATTGATGACAAGTTAAATCTAATTGATGCTCAAGGTCGAAGGATTGACTCTGAGGGCCGTCTTCTTAATGCTGAAGGTCGTTATATTAATGAACAGGGCGAATTCATTGATATGGATGGCAATAAGGTAGACGAAGAAGGTAATTACATTGTAGATTTTACTCCATTCTTAGACGATACAGGCAAGCCTATTGTCGAGTAGTAATTGGTGTAATATTAAGTAGGATAGTCTAATGGGGGCAGTCTTTTTTCAAATAAGAGATTGCTCCTTTTCTTTTTCTGAGGAAGGTCTATGGCTTTCAATATTACCGCAATCATGAATGTCGCTCTCGCATCTGGAGCAGCCACAAAAATATCAAGAGATATCAACAAAGCACTTCAAAACAAAAGAGTGACGGTTGACCTTTCTCTTGCTAATCCTGATTCAATAAAAAGAATAAAGGCGGACATAGAAGGGGCTATTACTTCTGTAGAAAGTTTTGGTAGACAAGCTGGTTTAGCAGCAAAAAGGTTTGGTGCTTTTAGTTTGGCTGCTGGTTCAATGATTACTTTAGTAAGTGCTATAAAATCGTCTACTGCCGAAGCTATTTCTTTTGATAGGGAAATGGTTCGATTAGGACAGGTTTCAAATGATAGCGTTGCATCTATACAAGCGGTTGGAAATGAAGTAACTAGACTGTCCGTTGCTCTTGGCGTTTCTAGTAAGGATTTAATCGGCGCTGCTGTAACATTAAAACAAGCTAACTTATCAATCGATGATACTAAAATAGCTCTTGAAGCATTAGCAAAAGCTGCTTTAGCTCCTAACTTTGAAAACTTTGCAAATACAACTCAAGGTGCTATTGCGGTTTTAAACCAATTTAAGATTGGGGCAGCAGGACTAGAAGCTGCTTTAGGTTCCGTAAATGCAGTTGCTGGCGAGTATGCAGTTGAAGCATCTGACTTAGTTGAAGTTATTAGAAAAACTGGTGGTGCTTTTAAATCTGCTGGTGGTGATCTAAATGAATTGCTAGCGTTATTTACATCTGTAAGACAGACAACTAGAGAGAGCGCCGAAACAATTAGTACTGGGTTGAGAACTATATTTACAAGAATACAGCGTGGGCAAACCATAGAGTCTCTTAAAGAGTTAGGTATAAATCTTAGATATACATCACAAGAAGCTACTGCTTTAGGAAATACAAAATTAGCAGATCAATTTGTAGGCCCTTATGAGGCAGTAAGGAGATTGTCAGAAGCGTTGGCTGGCATTCCTACTACATCGGGAAAATACTCAGCTATAGTAGAAGAGCTTGGTGGTTATAGACAGATCTCAAAAGTTATACCTCTTTTGCAAGAATTCTCAGTAAGTCAAGGGGCGCTCAATGTAGCTTTGGGCGGATCTTCTTCTTTGGCTGCTAATGCTGCCCAAGCACAAAATGCTTACATTATAAAAATACAAAAAATTAAAGAAGAGTTTAATGCTCTTATACGATCTGTTACTCAATCGTCTGGCTTTCAAAAAATCTTTGATACTTTTATTTCTGGAGCAAGTGCAGCTATTCAACTAGCAGATGCTCTAAAATTTCTTCTTCCTTTAATAACTGCTATTGCTGCTGTAAAGCTAGCCACTTCTTTTGGACAGTTTGTTAAAGGTTTTGCTACTGGTGTTACCGCTTCTCCAAACCCTAAAATATTTAATCAAAATAGGGTTGCCGAAGGTGGTTATATAAAAATGAAAAACGGTGGTGTGGTTCCTGGTAGTGGGAGTGGAGATAAAGTTAAAGCATTGTTAGAACCAGGCGAATTAGTAATACCTAAAAAATACGCTGGTGGTGGCACTGTTTCTGTTAACGAAATGTCTTCTTTGGCAATTCAGCGTAAATTAAATGACCCTCTTATTAAAGAAGAGGATTATAAAACAGGAAAAACTATAAATAAAAATGATAATTTTAAATATGAAATAGTTACTATAAAAGTTGACGGAGGAAAAGAATCTTTAAAAGGTGACTATAAAAAGCAAGGTGAGTTTTTTGAAAAAGAAGCAGAAAAACAACTAGGAGCTATTCGAATAGCAAAATCAGATGATAGAGGATCTAACAGTCCTGTAGATTTAGAAAAGAATGGTTTCCCTTACGAGGTAAAAAATGTAGCTAGTCCTGTTAGTGATGCTTCTATAGTTGATAAGTTAGCTAGATATAGATTTCAAAAGTTTGGAGATAATATCTTTAAAAACTCTTCCAAGGGAGAAGAGACTATAGATTTAGGACAAATAGGACTTGTTTATAACACTGCAAAAATAACAGGCAATGATGCATTTAAAGATACAGAAACAATAACTGCTGGACAAGAAAACTACAGAAGAAAAACATATGCAACAGAAACATCTGAAGGCATAAGCAATGTAACATTAAGTACTCAAGAAGCTAAAAATAGATTAGCAACAAAAAAGGCAGCTGGCGGATTTATGATTCCAGGAACTGGGAATACGGATAGTGTTCCTATGGATCTAGACGAAGGATCTTTTGTAGTTAGAAAATCTTCTGTTGCTAAACTTGGCGCTGAAAATTTAAGCAGTATTTCTAGAAAAGGATATGCTGAGGGCGGAAAAGTTCCTGCCATGTTAATGCCAGGTGAGTTTGTATTTTCGCCTTCTTCTGCAAAATCTATAGGATCTGCAAATTTAGAAAGAATGAACAAACATGCTAAGTTTGCTGCTGGAGGTAGAGTAGGTCTTGCTGCTGGCGGAAATCCAATAGGCGAAGAAGCTTATACTGTTGCTTCTCAAACACAAGTACAAGTTCCAAAATTTCAAAAGATACAAGAATTTGTACAAGGTTTTCCAGATCTTACAGCAGCCCAAGCTTCTCTTGAAGCAATAATTCTTGAAGAGGTCAAGGCTTTTAGAGCAAATTTAAGCGAAACTCAAAAGCTTGCAGAGGCTTCTAGAATAGCAACTGATATAATGCGAAGATATGAAGATATAGACAATGCTATAAAAGCACAAGAAGCAGTAATCGCCAATCGTAGTAGCACAGCAACTCAGCCTGAAATAGAGGCAGATGCAGCAGAATTAAAATATTTAAAACAACAAAGAGGTAAACTGTCTAAGGAAGTGGGATTAACCAATGTGGGTTTACCTACAGGGGATATACAGAGCAGAACAAAAATAGGAACTGGCTCAACGATAGAAGTAGGAAAGGGCAAAGATTATGACTATGCAAAAAATGAAAAAATAAACATATCTGACGAAATAAGAAATAGAGCAAGAGAAAAAGCTGTCAAGATTTCTCCGAGTGGAGATGGAGAGAATATTGCATCTGTTACAAAAATAAGATTGGCTGCTGAAGAAGAATCTAAATTAAGAAAACAACTTATATTAGCTATAGGAGAACAACTTCGAATAACGACAGGCATAACAGATCAAGAAGTTCTTGCGGAAATGGCTGTTGAAAAATTTACTGTAGCGATGCAACAGAATGCAAAATTAGCGAAAGATAGCGAAGGAAAATTACTTGGATTAGTGTCATTAGAACAAGACATAGTAGACAGCGGAAAAAATGTAGATCAATCAATGAGAGGCGTGTCGCAAGAGTTAAAAGTTGGATCAACAGCAATTGGAAAATTAAAATTAACTATTAGAAGTATTGAGGATACTTTAGTAAGTGCCGGAAATGAATTCGCAGAAGAAATGCGTAGAGGTGGTGGTGGAATAACAGGAACTTTTGCTGCCTTAAGAAATAGCAGATTAGGAAGAATAGGTGCTGGTGTTGCTGGTGCTGGATTGGCTATAGGAGGACAATACATAGCAAGCACCGCAGGAACAGCTGAAGATGTTGATAAAGGATTAGTAAGTGCAAATAGAAATATTTATTCATCTGGTGTTGGAGAGGGAATAAATCAAGCAGCAACAACTGCAATAGCCTTAAGTATGATTCCTGTTGCTGGACCTTTTCTCGCTGTTATTGGTGGTGCGACAGCTTTCTTACTAGGATTTGGAAGCGCTGTAAAGAAAGCACAATTAGAATTATTAAAACTTCAAGTTGATAAACAAGCAAAATCTACTAGTGAAAAATTAGTTGAACTAAAGAATTTTTCAGGATTAGAAAGAGAACAAAAGGGTACTGCTGCATTTACCGATGTTAGAGCAACTGTTTTTGACATTAGAAAAACAGCAGCCTCAGAAGGATTTTCAGGAGCAAAACTAGAGGAAGAAGTAAGGGCTAAATCTCTTGAAAAATTCGGATCTAATTTAGGAGCAATATCAGAAGAATTGTCTAATGCAATTGCCAATATGGTTAAGCCCGATGATCAAAGAAAAAGTTCTGATATATTTAATGAATTCAAACAAACTACATATGGACAATTAGCGATAGAAAGTCTTGGGGTAGCGAGTGGGAAATCAGCAATAGAAGTTCAAAAACACGCATTAACATTGGCAAGTTCTGCTATTACTGCAAAAAAATTAGAAGAAGCTCAAAAGAATTTGGTTATAGTTCATGAAAAAATAACACTAAGAATAAATACATTGTCTAATTCTGTAAATTTAGCATCTGAATCATTTAAAAACATTTCCGAATCAATGGGTAATTTTAGTGATAAATTAGAAGGAAGATCTGAATTTAAAGTACAGCAAAATACTAGTAGGTTAAAAATAGGAACAGATTCCGAATTATTTAATAAAGAAGCAGATAAAGTTTTTATTTCTTTTGGAGAATTAGGAGATTCAGTAAAAAATCAAGCCAAAGAATTAAACGCATTTGTGTTAGAATTACCATCAGCGTTTGATGCTGCAAAAGAAAAAAATAAAGATAATCTTGGCGGAAATTTAGCTAATTTAACAGAACAAAACTTAAAAGAAAAACTAAAACCACAGGGAGGAAAGTTTACTTCTACTCAACAAGATTTATTTGATTTATTTAAGAATGTATTAGAAACTAAAGAAACAGATATTAAAAAAGGTGGCGTTACCGGAGATAAAATAACAAAGGAAGCTTTAGGGCAAACAATAGCTGAGTACGAAGGTTTATTGCAATCAAATTCCCAAGCGCTTAATCAGGTTACACAATCATATATATCTGGACTCAGAAGAATATCAGAAGAACAAAAAAAATACATACAAGAATTTGATAAAATATCTGACAAATCTTTATCTGTAAACAAGGCTAATGCTGCTATACAAGCAAGAGCAGTAAGGGGAAATCCAGAAGATTTTCTAACCAAAGAACAAAGAATAGCTCCTTTTGTTGAAAGACAGCAAAATATTACTGCTGGAAAAATGGAAGTAGGAGGTATACAAGATCCTAAAACCATATTTGACAATATTAAAAAAGCAGCTGAAGCATTAGAAGAATCCGATAAAGAATTACAAGCTAGCAATGCTGATTTAGCAAGTTCTAATGTTGATGCTAGAGAAAAAGCTAGAGGCATAGCAGAAAAAAATGACAATCTTAGAAATGTAGTGTCTTCGCTTGGTGATGCACTAAGAAATCTTAGAGATGAAACGGTTACATTGGCAGAAGCTGAATCTAGACTTACCAAAGCTGAAAAAGACAGAGAAAATAAATTATCAGTAACTGAAAATCTATTAACTATGGATAGGGCCGGAAAAAGGAATTTACGAAGAGGAAAAGAAGCTGCTGAACAAGTTGCTGGTGGTGCAAATTTAGAAGACATGTCTCTTAAACAGAGAAAAGCTTTTTTTGAATACACAAAATTGTATGGAAATATAAAACTCCCTGAACTTGGTGGAAAAACAGGTGAACAGGTAAGACAAGTGGCGCTAGAAAGGGCAGCTGGAGGACAAGGAGTACCAGTTGGAGAAGAGAATAAAAAAATAGATCAGGCTTTACAGGACATTAAAGAGATAACTATAAAACAAAAAGAAGCAGCGGAATTATATGCCAAATTAATTAAAACGGAAAATGCTTTACAGATTGACAAATTAAAAGGTGTAAATAATGATTTTATAAAAGAACTTAAAAATTTATTAATAACAGAATTTAATAGAGGTGTTACTGGGCAAATTGGCGTAGATAAAATTGCACAAGATAATTTAAAAGCGATTGAAAAAGATCCAAATTTTAAAAACTACACAGAAATAATCGGAAAAGGTGAAAACAAACAAAACAGAGAAAAAGAATTTCCTAAAGTATTCGCACAAGAAAATTTACAAAATATAGCAGATGATAACGCAAAATTAAAAAACTATAAAGAATTTTTACCTTTTCTTCAAAGAGCAGAAAACAAAACAAATTCAAGAGATGCTTTATCTACAGATTTAAACGAACAAAAAAAAGGATTTGCAACTAGTTTTGGCGGACTTTCAACTCCGGTTTTAAACGACCCTAAAAATAGAGGTTCTGTTTTTGCTGCAAGAAAAGATGTTGAAGATAAAATAAAGGCTTTAGAGCTTAAAATAAAAGTAGCTTCAGGTCCTTTTTCACCTGAACAAGTTGGTCAATTTCAACCCGCATCAACTAAAGATGTTGAAAACAGGCAAATGCCAGGTGGATTGAATGGTATTCAAAGAGGTGATGAACTTGTTGGTCTTCTTTTAGTAGCTGAAAAATTAAGAAATGCAAATACATCAATAGATAAATTGCCAAAAGCAATAGATCTGTTAACAAAAGCCATTGAAGATTTACAAAAAAGATTAAAAAAACCAGAAGAAAAAGCAAATGGCGGTTTTATCGGAAGATCAATGGGTGGTTCTATATATAACAATCCAACTAAAGATATCGCCCAAAGGGATAAGTATCCAACCTTGCTTAGTAAGGGCGAGTTTGTGATGAATGAGGGGGCTGCTAGAAATAATAGACCAGAATTGGAAGCTATGAATAAGGGCCATAAGGTTGGCTATTTTGATGTAGGAGGCAGACTAACTCAAGCAGACATAGATAAAAGTAGGCGTGAAACCTTAGAAGAAAGAGCGAGAATTGCTAATAATAGAGCATCTATGACTGGTTCTTCTGTAAAAAAACAAAGCGTAATAACGCAATATAGTTCATATCCATATAAAGATAGAGATGGTATTTTTAATAGAAAAGATTTTATAGACACATTTGGAGAAAAAAACGCAGACTATTCAAACGATGCAGAAGATATTGCTTGGGAAGCTTTTAAAAAGTTTGAGTCTGGTACAAATCAACCAATAAAGTTTCCTAGAAATTTTGTATCAGTATCAGAAGGCGTAAATCCGATTAGCAAAGAAGATATTGATTTGATGATGAAACCATCTAGCCCAAAAAATATACAGGATAAAAAAGATCTTCTCTTGGCAAACATAAAAAAGATGGAAGAATCAAAAGAATACAAAGAAAAAAAATCAAAAATAAAAGAAAAATATAATCTTACAGATCTTAAGATGCCAGAAGGTTTTCAATTTGAAGGCTACGAAAAACATTTAAATAAAATTAGGCCAGACAGAAAAAATAATAAAGAAGGAAGATCAGAAGTAGATGACATAAATGATGTAAAATACACTATTGCAGACATAAGGCTTGAGTTTGAAAGGGCTGTTAGTGATTTAGCTTATGTAAATGCAGAAGGTCGAAAATTAAGTAAGAATGAAAGTATGGCTCAAGATATAGTAGGAAAACTTACTTATTCTAAAGATACATGGAAAGATATTAGCGCTCCGGCAGCATCATTAAAACAGATAACAGAAGATGCAAATAAATTTGATTATGAAGATGAATTTTTTCATCACTTAAAAGATATTACTCCACGATATCCATTCTCTTATGGTAATGAAATAGATGAATCGGTTAGCAATGATATAAAAGGCATGGGCGTATATGGCTTAAGAGATACTTGGAGAAAAGTTGGAGGTAGTTATGGTAGCGCTCCTAATATAATTTCAAGTACTAAAAATCAAGGATTTGAAGTTAGTTCGGCTGGTCAAGTTGGATTAGGAGGACTATCAGAAGAAGGCGCTGATCATTTAATAAATAACCTTAAAATAAATGAACTTAGACACAGAGCCGGAATGGGTGGCTTTAAATTACCTTCAATAGATCCATTAACAGGAACAGAAATTTCAGGAGAAACAAATACAAACCAACAAGAATCCGACATATTAATAGACTTGATAAAACAAGCTAGAGAACAAAAAAACAAAGCACTAGCACAAAATATAGAGAATATAAAAAAGAAGGTAAGCGCAGAAATAGAAGCAGAATCAAGCTTGGAAAAAGGTATACCTCTAAAGGGTGTTGATGCAAAACTAGCAAAAAGTAATGAAAATTTATACGCAAGAATAAAAAATCCAAGATTGCCAGATGATAAACTTCCATTCCCAGTGCAAGGATTTAAAGGAGAATTTACACCAGAAGCAGAAGCAGCGCCTATAGCTAGACCTACTATTGCTATGCAAGAAGCGCAAGCTATAAAAAATGTAGAAATGGAAAACCAAACAGCGCTAAATAGAAAGAATAGAATAGACGAGGCTGGTCGTTTAAAAGAAGATCTTTTTTCTGAAGCTATTAGACATACTAATCCAAAAGATTTACAAGGAAAAAAACTTGATTATGAAAATGTTAAGGCATTTGGCGGAAAAGAAAACGATATTAAAAAAATGATGGCGTTCAAAAAAGCTCAAGTTCAAAGTGGTGATACTGATCCTATTGCACAAAGACTGCACACTCAAATAGCAAAAACAATAGCTTCTCATAAAAAACCAGAAATGGATTTTAACGATCCATTAGTTTATAGCGATTTTCTTAAACAAGTTGACATATCAAAACTTGGCGATGTAAAAAAGCTATCATCTGTATCTTTAAAAGCATATGCCGATGAAAACATACCTGTTTTAAATCCAGCTATTATGGCATTACAGGAATATTACGATTCTGTAAACGAAAGAAGATTTGGTTTTAATGACACAGAAGATTTCGCTAGGACTATACAAAATAAAAATATTGAACTAGCTGCTAAGATGGATCGTGAAGCAGCAATGCTTATAGCTAGAAAAGTTAGGGGAGAAGTAAAAAAAGAAAGTCCAGAAATTTATACCGAACCTAGCAAAGATATGAATCGATTGATGAAGTTATATAAAACTTATAATCAAGCTGTTGGAATAAAATGGCAAGGCGCTGATGACGATCTTATACATGCTGGAGATCCACCTAACAAACGAATGATTGATCAATCAATGGGCAAGCATGACTATCAATCAAAAAATAAAGATTATCATAATATCTATGATCAAATTGATATTATTGCAAATGACATGGATTATATAGGCAAAAATTTATCATATAGAAACGAATTCTCTATTCCAGTTTACGAGAAGGTTAAAAGAGATCAGGCAGTATTAGAAAGCTTTATAAGGGATAAAATACAAAAAGCTCCACAAGGATCTAAGAATATAGCGGTACAAGACTTTTTAGAGAGAAATAAAAAAGAAAAACCTGCGGAGGCAGCAAAAGTAATAGCAGAGGAAAAAGCGAAGCCTGTAGTTGCAGTGCCAGCGGAACAGGCGAAGCCTCCTGTGATTCCAATTCCAGCGGAAGAAGCCAAGCCCGTGGCTCTTAATTTTGATCCAGATACAGTCATATGGCCGACAAAAACCGGAGCTTTTAGCGGAAAAAAATATTTAGGCGATACTCCCAAGGGTTATAATGCTACAAGCTGGTGGGATATTTCGCAGCGTGATATTGAAATGGATTTCTTTGGTCAATATGGCAATGGTACTGTTACAGATAAAAATGGCGTAGAAAATCCTGGTTTGATGGCAGCGGGAAAAGAAAAACAAGTAGAAGATTTAAAATCAATATATCAACAAATTTATGATTATCGATCAAAAGTTAGTGTATCAGCAGATAAATCAATTAAAGATGCTGCAAAAAGAGTGAACGCAGAAGAGCCAGATCTTAATAGTGCTTTTGAATATGTAGAGACACGGACAGCATTTAGAAAAATGGTTTCTAATAAGATTGGTTATGATATTAAACTTCCAGATGGTTGGTCAAGATCGGGATTCCCATTAGGGGGAAAAGAAGCATTAAGCATTGTTCCTCCAAAAGAATTTACTCATAAGCCAGTAAGAAAACAAGGTAATGGCGGAATGGGCGATTTTGAATGGATTCCTATTAATGCTAGCTCTGGCGGTCCAGTAGCTTATCGTAATGGTGGTGGCAGTATAGATACTATGTTAACTCCAAAAGAAAAGGTTTTTTCTCCAAGAAAAGTTGCACAAATAGAAAGCAGAAGTCCAGGTCTTTTAAGTCATATAAATAGCGGTGGAAAAGTAAAACATCTTAGTCTTGGGGGTCAAGCATCATTTACAGTTCCTGATCATGCTCCAAATCCAAAAGGAATTCCTTCTGCAAATACAGATACTGTTTACGCACGATTGGAAACAGGTTCTTTCGTAGTTAATGCTAAATCATCAACAGAAAATGCTTCTCTTTTGCAACATCTCGCTTCTGGCGGTTCGGTTGGTTATTATGCTGATGGAGGGGAAATAGATTTTAGCAAAATACAAAAACTTAAAACGGCTATGCCAAATCCTAACGATATGCAAAAAGTGCAAAAAGCTTTAAAAAAACGCAAATATCAAGATCCAAATGAAATGCAAAAATTGCAAACAGCGTTACCAGAAATGATGACGAAAAAATTAAGTGCGGTAACAGATTTTCAAAAAAGAACAGAGACTTTTTCTCCAGAAATATTAAAAATGTTTGAGGCTCCAGAAGAATTGCAGAAAGTTAAGTCTGTTGCTCCAAAGGGTTATGCAGATGGCGGAGCCGTTGGATATTATGCAGCTGGTGATAGGGTCAATGAAATCGCAAATAAATTAGACACTATAAAAAGAAAAGGCCAAAAAAAACTTGGTCAAAGAGGTGAAGAATTTGAAAAAAGCGCAAAAGGTAAAATATTTAGCCCTAATGAAATACCAAAATTATTAAAAGATAATAAAGAAATTGACAAAACTTATTTGACTGGAATGAAACATTTTAAAAAAGGTTTTAACAATACTTTAGATTCAGACATAGCAAAAGAATTTATGGACAAATTAAAAAATCAAAAAATAAAAGGATTTTCTGGACCAAATGAAGATTTTAATAATGCAAATTATTTTGGAGAAATAGGTAAAATTTTTAATCAACAAGATACTTTTTTAAGAAATCAAGATGTTACAAATATACAAGAGTCTTTAGACCAATTAAACAAAGATAGAGGTGCGCTTGGTTCATCGATAAATGGGCAAGTCATAAGACAAAAAAATAAACAGCAAATTAATGATCCTTTAAAACAAATAAAAAATCCAAAAGCTACAATCAAACCAATGTTAAATGCGGGTGATTTTATGAAAGAGTACGGAACAAAAGACGAAGACGGAAGCCCAGTTCATACAGCTATAACTGCAAGGGCTGAATATTTTAATCCAAATATTAAAGAAAAAGATTATCTTGATTTAAGATTTAAGCCAAAAGAAGGTGAAAATCCAAAACTAATAGAGCATACGATAGCGGATATGATAGGAAGACCAAGAAGGTTTGAACAAGGTGGACATGTAAACGGAGCTTCAGACGGAGATACAATTCCAGCTTTCTTGTCTGCTGGTGAATTTGTAATGCCGAGACATGCAGTAAACAGGATTGGTCTTGGCAATCTTGAAAAGATGAGAAAACCACAAAGGTTTTATGACGGTGGCGCAGTTGGTAGTCCTAGAGCAAGCGTATTTGATAAAATGAACAATGTTGCAAATAGTCAAAGCGCTAACAGCATGGATGTTGACAGCCTTAATAATGCTGCTAGAGAATTTAATAAAGCAGCAAAATCATTTGAAACAAGTATGGCAAAAATGGAGAAGTCTGTAAATAAATTAGAAGGAACGATGGATAAATTATCTAAGGTAAATATACCTGACAATATAACAGGAAATATAACTGTAAATAATCAGGCAACCGTTACAATAGATTCTCCTGATTTTGCAAAAGATATTACTACCGCAGTTGGAAAAGCCGTAAGTGATATAACAGGAAGACTAAATGATGTTAGTGAAGGAAAACTAGACATACGAGATATAAGGAACGCATAATGGCAATTTCCAGAATATTTTCTTTTGAAGATACTTTATATGACGATCTTAACCAAACAGCGTTGCAATATAACGGAGGTTTTGTTGCCCCTTTAGCAGCTTATGAAGACGGACTAACAAATTTAGGGAGATGCTATAGATCTAGATTTGATCTTTCTGCTCTAGGATTTTATTTTGATCCATCAACTTATGGCGTGTCTAGTAATAGTACATTTTCTATATCTTTTTGGGTAAAGTTTATAACTACAGATGGCGGAGATCCTGGGACTATAGCAAGAATGTATTCTACGAATGATAGCGCTGGTTTTGATTACGCATTACAAATAGACATTGACCAAGAAAACAATTCATTAAAACTTTACTTACAGCATTACCAATATCTTCAGAACGGAAGTCTTTGGGATCTTACAAAATATGTAAAGCTTATACAAAGCGCAACCAATACCTTTTCGCCAGACACTTGGCATTTAATAACAATAACGCAAGATACAATATATGATGCAAGCGCAGCTGTTTCCTATCAACCAATTAGTTTTTACATAGATGCAAATCTAATAGAAGTTTTTAATCCTTTGAAATATAAGTACGGAGAAACATACAATTATCAATTGCAAAGAATGGTAGATTTATATAGATACACAACATTAATTGACAATAATTACTTTAGTCTAGCTCAAATTCTTGGTACTTCTATGAATAGATTCTATATGGGCGGGTATGACAATACCAATCCAATAAATTTAAACATAGACGATTTAAGATTTTATAATGAAACAATACCAATAGAAGAAATACAAAAAATTTATTTTGATGGTAATGGCAGAAAATATTCTTATCCATGTTTTATAAAATTTGATAATGTTCCTTCTTTTGCGTATTTATACAAAAGCTTTCAGCAGCAAAATTATTTAGAGCCACCCATAGAAATAACAATATTAGATGGAAATGGAATACAGTCATTTGATTGGACACAAACAGTAAATGGATCTTATTACAATTATAGTACTGGTTATACTACTTATAATTTCGAGGTAGAAATAGTAAATAAAAATATTACTACCAAGGTCGCAAATATGAGTCTTGTAGGTCCTAGAGGAAATACCAAATTTATAAAAGGAAAGGCTACAATAGATGCTTATTTTACTGGAAATTTGCTAGAAGGCGAAAGCATAGACTTTAGATTTAAATATTTTATTTATTCATATCCTATTCTTAATAGTACGATAGGAAAAAATACCAATCCTGACTATGCATTAAGACCTAATTATTTAGGCGAGTACGACATAAACGGTTCTTATTCTACTAATGATATAATTTCTTATAAATACAAAACAATTTCTTCTCAATATGTTAGTCTTCCTTATCCTCCATATTCAATAAGTTTGTTCAAAGAAAGTGAAGAACGCACATCTATAGTACAAGCTAAAAAAAATGTATCTTTAAAAGAACCTATGAATTTTTCGGTTGATTTAACTTTAAACTCTTCTACTGTTGATGTATTACAAAATACATTTGAATTTTCAGATGAAAGATTTAAATTAACATCTTATTTAAGTAGTACTAATAATACTTTTGTAAAAATAGAAGGTGATGATTTACCGATTGGATTAATCAATAGTTCTAATTGGAACTCTTCTTCTGGCTATATAGTATTTGATATAGTATTAATAGATGGAATTTATTTTACATGTTTAGTTGCAAACACAAATAAAAATCCGTTAGCCGATCCACCTCCATTCTTTTCATATTATTCACAAACTGCAAACTATTGGATAGAAGGAATATACAAATTTATAGTTGGTAGTTATGGGGTTGGAAGTTATGGATTGCCAAAAGTAAAATTTGGAAAATATAACGGAACAGAAAACAATATAACATCTACAGGTTCTGGAAATGCTAAATTTACATTTTTTTCTTTGGGAGCGCCAGTACAAGATAATATAAACTGGAATAACATAGCGACAAGCGTTTCTGATATACCATCTACTAGTTATCTTCCTACTTTTTTTTCAGAACCTATTACTTTAAGAGCAGATGCTAGAATATTAGAATCTAAAACATTATTTATAAGCGGTATAGATACTTATAAAACTTCAAATCCAGGATTACCATTAGTATTGCAGCTATCGCCAAACTTAAATAATAAAACAACATTGTATACAATCGCAGCAAATACTTATGAAACTACGAATCCTGGATTGCCTTTAGTATTACAATTATCGCCCGATTTAAATAGCAACACAACATTATTTATTTATGGCGAACAAAGCATATCAACCACATTGTTTATAAATGGACATTCAACTCAATTAGATCCATCTTCAAGTCCAATAAGAACATTGTTTATAAAAGGTTTTAATGAATACTCAAATACGACAAACTTGTATATTGGTGCAGATCCTAAAAATGAAAAAATTCCGTTATTTATAAAAGTTGTAGAACCTGTACAAGTAACTAATTCAACGCCGTTGTATATAAATTCATTAGGCATAGACAGTCTTACACAGATAATAGCAGGAAGATCTTTATACATAGAAGGACAAGTATTTAGCTCTACGATGAACTTGTTTATGCTAGCTCAAGAAAGTTTTAAATTTATTGCAAATGTTAATATGTTTATACGATCAGAACTTTCATACAGTACTAATTCAAGCACATTGTTTTTGCAAAATGACACTAGAATTAAATCAAACACTTTTATTTTAACTATAAAAACAGAAGAAACAAGCAATGGGGCTTTGCCATTTAATCAAAGTTTAAATATGTACATTGAAAGAACTCCTAGTACAAGTAATACTATGTCTATGTATATAAATGGATATTCATCGTTTTATTTGCCAGAAAGTTTTACGATGTACATATCTAACAACTTAACATTTAGCAACTCTACTAGTTTAGCTATGCCATTAACTAAAGGTTTGATTATTAATAATACAACTATGTATATAAGAGGTTTCTAACATGCCAGTTATTTATAAAGGTAAAGCTCTTGTTCCTGCTCCATATGTAAATATTACAACGAATAAAGACTATGGAGAAGATGGAACGCTGTTAAAGACTTCTTTTGTAGTAACGCTAAATGGAAAATTGTTTTCGTATATGGGCGGGCTGATGGCTAGTGGCACTGAGGGTCATACGCCAGATCTTGCTGTCACACCATTACAAAGACAAAATAAAATACAGGAAAAACAAGAAGCGCTACTACAGCATTTCAAACTGAAAGAAGGAAAAACAACCGAAGATCCTGATTGGATAGAAATCGATGGTTGGGATGGCGGTGCTTCAATTATTAAGTTTAATCCTAGAATTAAATCTATTGATTTTAAAGAAGGGCCTTGGACTGATTATGTAGAATATACGATACAGTTAGAAACAGATACTATGACGATTGGTAGTACCATAATAGGAGAGGCACAAGATGAAAACGCCCTTGAAAAACAAGTACAAGAAAGCTGGCAAGTTGATCAATCTGATGAATCTGGAAGGTCTTTTAAACTAACTCATACATTAAGCGTTGGATCTAAAAGGTTTTACAATACAACAGAATGGAAAGAAGCATACGATCAATGTAAAAAAGCTATTAAAAAAAAGTTAAGGGGAAAAGTAGAAGAGATCACGGACTTAGGACCTGAAAAAAATGAAAATTTAGATACCTATTTTCAAGGCAATTTATTTGGAGCAAACGCAAAACTATATGACTACAATGTTAGTCTTACATCTGATGAAGGAGCAGGAAAAGTAAATGCATCAGAAACATGGATTTTATATGATATTGAAAACACGACTAGTCCTATAGGAACTGCTCCAGCAACAGAAGAATATTCTATAGAAGCATCAAATAGCGGAGAGAGTTTATTTACTGCAAAAATAAGTGGAACAATTAAAGGTTTAAAAACCACAGATGCAAACAGCAGATATACAAATGCCTTGGCTAAATGGGCAAGCGTAAAGCCAGAAGTTTTAAATAGGATAAAAGTTTATTTTCCTACTATGCCAGGAAGTGATGTTGATAGGGCTTCTACCAGTTCAAGCGTTGGTGTTAATTTTAATAACGGTGTGATTACTTATAGCTATGAATATCAAGATAGAGTTTTGCCAGATGGATTTTTAGTAGATGATTTTATATCTTTTGATTTCAATGTAGCAAGAACCAATCCGGTAGATATCGGATCGCCAAGACAATATGCTGTAATCCCAGTTCTTGGAAGAGCAGCAGGGCCAGTTGTGCAACCTTTAAATTCTGCACCAGAAAGAGGCGTAACAGTAACTTTAAATTTTGTTAGAAAGCCACCAAATAGATATACTGTTCCAGACATAAATCAAATATACTCATTGATGCAAAGCACAGTTAATCTTAATACATTAACTTCTTTTGAAGATTCGTTTAACTATACAAGTGGAAAATATACAGCTACGGCAAAGTATATAATAGCAATATAGGGGCGCTAAATGTCAGGATCTATTCAATTTGCTGGATATTCTGTAACTAGCATAAAATCCGATTGCGGATGGGGAAGTTCTGAGTCTTCATTAAGCTTAGGCTTGGTTGTAGATCCTGGTAATATAGCCTTTGGAGTAAGCGCAGATGCTGGCCCTGATTTATCATTGATGATCGGCCTTCCTGCAACATTTGCGATGTCTAGCGGTTTTTCTTTTCAGGGCATATTAGAAAACTTTTCTCAAAACGGAAGTCAAAGTGGACTACCGTTATATGATGCTAAATTAGTAGATCCAAGATTTATACTTTCTAACTATACAATTATATGCAAGGATTATTTAGGTGTTGTTACTGCCCCAAATGTCTTTAATGTTTATGGTGCGCTTGGTTATACCGGATCTTCGATTACTCCAAGCGGAATGTATTTTGACATTATCAGACTTGGCATATCTCAATACACAAACAATCCTGGGGCTAATGTTATTTTTGGCGGTGCTATGATGTTTGCTGGCGTTAGGTATGCTGTTGATCTAAGCGAAATACCAAACTCTTATATAACTATAAATGATTTTCAACAAGATTTATTATCTATGGTTTCTAGTGTGTGTACCCAATTAGGTTTAGACTTTTTTGTAGAGCTAAATGGATATGTCATAAAAATAAGGACAGTTTCTATATATGATCAAGTCTCAACTTCTGCTTTGCAAGATTTTATTGTCAATGGATCTGGAAATAATGTTTCTAGTTTTAGCAGAGGAATAAGCATCGCAAAAGATGCTACGACTTCAAGAATGATTGTTGGTCCAAATCAAGAGTTTATGTATTTTCCAAAAATAGGATCTAGGTATTATGGAAAAGATTTTAATGGACTGCCAATATTTGGACAGCCAGCATTAATTACATTGTTTATGAGTTCTTTAAATGATAAACCATTACCTACGACTAGTGATAACGATGTTGATTGGAAAGTTACTCAAGGAGGTGAAAAACCAACTCAAAAAAGCTATGGAATTTTAACTGAAATAGTTCCTGTTTTAATAAAAGACAATACCTTAGCCAGATTGCTAGGAACAAATATATTTACCGCTACATTATATGAACTAGAATTTGCGAATGAGATTAAATCAGGCAAAGGAGATGGAGATGGAGATCTTGGAGAATACTTAAAAAAATATAGATATTCAGTTTATGTCGCTCTTGGCGGATCAGACGGAAGAAGAGAAGTTGCAAGAGATGATGGATTTGCATTTTTGTTACAAAAAGAAAGGAGAGGATTAATACAAGGAGATGACTTAGAAGACAATATTAAACTTTTTATTGATGCTCTGGCTGAAACATATGGACATATGGGATTTGCTTATCCTGTAGGAGATGAAATTCTTGTAAGACAGGAATATGGCAAACTCCAATTTAGTAGAGAAGCGGTTGGATCTGCTTGGTTTCCAGAATGGGAAGCCGGACTTGTTACTTTTAACGATGGATACAATATAAATCAATTAATTTCTAGCGACATGAGATTTAAGCCATTTTTAATTTCTGGAGTAAAAGTTGATAAGTCTATTGGATGGAGTGCTGGAGGATATGTAGTTCCTTCGGATGGCGGGGCGGAAATGATTTTGGGTAATCCAGCTAATCAAGCAGATTTTGGATATCCTTATATGGATGGACAAAGCTTTATAACTAATGAAGGTTGCATATATAGATACGATACATCGATGAAAAAATTTCCATATCCAGTTTGGAATACGCCAATGGCGGTATTAAAATCGGATACTATAGATCAACAAAATAAATTAGTGTCTATGGGTAGGCCGGGGTTTGGAACTAAATTTAAACCTCCTACAATTCAAGATGCTCCAAACAATCCATTGGGTGCTGGAATACCAGTAAAAGATTTAACACAAAGTTATGGACCTTGGGCAGCGGTTGGAAATGTTGGAAAGACACAAGTAGATTTAGATAGTCAGCTAACCCCTTGGAATTGGGGAAGCACAAGGATAATGAATGATTATGCAAGACAAACAGTAGCTAATAGTCTAAGTAAATCACAATTAAATGAAGAGGGCGATCTAACTATAACAGGACTGCCAACTACTGAGTTTGGAAATATAATGCAGTTTGTAGGAGTCTCTATAAGCGCTATAAGTATTACTATAGATTCAAAATCTGGATATAGTACCACATATAGATTTAGAAGATTTTCTCCAAAGTTTGGAACTTTTAATCAAACAAGAATAAATCAAATAAAAAACTTTAGCGATACGGTTAAAGATGTAAAGTCTAGAATTTTAGAAACTGTTTCTGCAACAGACTATGACATAGCTCAATTAAGATTATCTGCAAGAATTGGACTGGATGCTTTGAATAGAGTTAAAAGAAAACAAAGAAATTTAAAACTTAATAGTCCTCATATATGGTTTATGTCTGCTACGGATATAACGCAAACAGATAATGGCAATCCTACTATTATAACAAAAATACAAACTGGGGATTCAGATGATGCAGAAAGATTTTTATATGGAAGACTTGGACCAACAGTAAATACAGCAGCAATGTCCTTAGATGGATTAATAAGACCTTATTATAATTATTATGGATCTGTAGGGGAAATTCCAAAAGAGTTAGAAAATGTGGGCGAATACTTACCCGCATTAACAGACCCTCAAAATACTGGATCTTATTTAAATACTAGAAGTTTAAATCCGTTTGGAACGCTTTCAGATGTTGCGTGTATCTATGCAAATACATTTAATGAGGGTCAAAACAAAGAGAACGAAACTTTAGATCTTGTAAACTTAAAACCGTTTGCTCTTAGAGGTCCATTAATGTTGTCTGGATGGGGATTTGATCGATATACTTTACAGGCAGTTCCAAAGGTAGGAAAAGACAGAATTAGCGAGCCTTATCCATCATCGCAAGATAATAAAGAACTAATAGTACAGCAAACAAATTCGTTTAAAACAGGCCCTGTAGATTTAGTTTGGGATGAAGGTAGGGGCGTTTGGACTAATAATAGTGTAGCTACTTTTTCTGTGGAAGGAACAGGATTAGTAAAGACAGGAGAGTTTGGAAGCGGTTATATTTATAGTAATTTTAATGGAAGCAAATTAACTAAGTTAGGTACTCCTGTAGTAGTAAAGATATTTAATGGGTCTGGAAAAGATTGGAGTGGAACTGGAATAAATCCAATCAAAACTGTAATGGGTCTTTTTGATGCTAATTTAAATACATGGTTTGGAGTTCCTATAGAATTATCGGCTAGTGGACAAACAGAAGATGTGCCATATATACACAGCGTTACTTGTAGTGGGTCAAGTTTAGTGATAGAAAAGAAAGTGATGAAATTTAAAAATGGGCTATTAAAAGAAGTTGTGGCTAGTGGTAGCGGTACTGGAACTACGACTACTACTTTAACTCCTACTACTACGACTCCAGGATATTAAAAATGATAACAGAAATAATACAAGGGTGTGGATGCTGTCAACAATTTACAGGTAGAGACTTAGACACAGCTTTAGTATATAAGGAATGGAGAAATGGATACTCTTGCGTGGCGGGTCCTAGTCCTAATCGAGTTATATGGAGTGGAGATAATACATCTTCTGGTGGAAGTGAAACATTTTATGTTAGAAATTTAAGTTCGTCAGCACAAGAAAAATTTGATTTGTATTTTGGATGGTATAATACTAATCCAGAAGGCACTATTATTGTTTCCTATGCGTTAACTCAAAGTGCTTCTGGAGAATTATTTTTATTAATAACGCTTGATTGGGGTTCTGGAAATATAAAACTGCCATCTATTGCAGATGGAACTAAAATGGTTACATACTTAACCTATGAAAGATATAGCGTTGAAACACACGATCATCAAGGTGGTTGTGCTACTAATAGTCCTAAAAAAGCCACTATTACTTTTGAAAACCTGAGCGCTTCTATACAATGGTATATACCGTATCAAAAAATAGAAAATATTCAACAGTAGCAAAGGATTATACTTATGATAACAATAGGAATGCCAACCTATAAAGACTTTGATGGATGCTACTTTACAATACAGGCGCTTCGCCTTTATCAAGATGTACAAGACTGCGAAATTTTAGTCATAGATACTGAAGAAAATGGTTGTTCAGAGCTTAAAAAAGTTTGTAATTTAACAGACACTAAATACTTTCATGAACCTAGTGCTGCTAATACTCCTTCAGAAGCTAAAAACTTCGTATTTGAAAGGGCTACTAAAGACTATGTGCTTTGCCTAGACTCACACATATTGCTCGCCCCTAATGTAATAAGAAATTTAAAAGATTATATAGCCATTAAAGGACTTGAAAAAGACCTTCTCCAAGGGCCATTACTATATGACGATATGAAAAACATGGCGACTCACTTTACACCTGTATGGTCAGGCCACATGTACGGTGTTTGGGGCTTAGACCCATTGGTGCATAGAGGTGATCCTTTTGACATAACAATGCAAGGAATGGGCTTGTTCTGCATGAAAAAGGCTAACTGGCCTTCGTTCAATAGAAAGTTTAAGGGATTTGGTGGAGAAGAAGGTTATATGCAAGAAAAGGTTAGACAAAATGGGGGTAGAACACTATGCCTTCCATTTTTAAAGTGGGTTCATAGATTTGGTCGCCCTAATGGTGTTCCTTATAGACTTTCTTTAGTTGACAGGATAGTTAATTATCTAATAGGATGGCATGAGCTAGGCTTAGACATAGGGGAAGTAATAGAGCATTTTAGCAAACAAATAACCCCTGAAGAACTTTTAACTTCTATTAAAAGGTTCGAAGATTCAAAAATGGTGTAATTATTACTGAATAACCAGGAGAAAATTCAATGGCTACCCCAAGTATATCTTTCTATGTTAATCCACTGACAAATGGCGTTTCTGGAGAGCATAATATAAATGCTCCGGCAGGAAGCGGATTGGGTTTTTACGGCAATGGATTTGGAACATCTGTACAGGTAAATAGTTTTCAAGAGAGAACATTTATCACAGATGGCTCTGGAGTTACACAAGGGTTAGAAGCTAGGAATGTAAAGTGGACAGCAGCAGCATCTGCTATTCTTGGGCAAGAAACCCCAGGAAGTTCGACTTCAATAGCTGTTAATAAAATTCCTAATTATCTGTCTACTTTAAACATTAGATTTACACACCCAACTACAAATGTTAGAACACAAAATGCAAAAGTAATAATTTATGATAGAAGTAGTATTGCAAGCAAAGCAAGTGGTGTTAGCACATTTGCATATGAAGTAGTTCATCCAGACCCATCTCAGTTAGTTGTTGGTTCTGGTTCTGGAACATGGAAAGATGTTACCGAAGTAGCAAACTTCCTTCCTTTAAGAAATTCTCCTGGTACAAGCGGTCTTAATGCTGTTGGAAATACCACAGGATCAGGACTAAGACATGATTGGTATTTAGGGTTGACTGCATCGCCAACAGGTATTGGTTCTAAGACTCAGTATGGACTTTATGTAAGTCTTGAGTATCTTTAAACCTATTATCAAGCTCGCTCTCAAATAACACTTTAACTTCAGAAGAAAAAGGGAGATCGGTTTTCTTAAACCACTCTATCTCCCCAATTAAATCATCTACGGTCATAGATCTAAGGCTATTAGCAATAGAACTATTAGTTAGCAAAATAGTAGAGATGAAATTACTCTTCTTTTGCTTCTCCACGGTACTTTGACCAACCATTGTGTGGTCCGTACTGTCCGTTTTCTCGATCTGGTTTTCCATTTTCATCTAATCGCCTAATTGGGAAAAGACCACCGCCGTCTTGCCTTTGGCCAAAATTCAATCTGGCCCTACATTTTGGACTATTACATGCAAACTCAAAGTATTCATAGTTCTTTTTATTCTTCTCTACGCTTCTAGTACTTGGCCTAATATCAGTTCCGCCACAGCACCCGCATTTAGATTCGTTAAAAATCTCATGAACATTCGACATCTCTCTAAAAATGTCTTTAACACTTTCGCCATCGATTTCGATTGTTCCGAAATGAACTTTTACATTAGCCTTCATTACTTTCTCCAGTCTTGTTCAAAGCCCTTGAACTTGGGGGAAATAGAAGCATTGTTCCTTTGCATTTCGCTTAAATGAGCTATTACAGTAACAGCACTTTTATAAGGAATATCTTCTAGTCTTCCAGTAAATTTAAAATCTTTAGCAGCGGAAAGATACTTAACTATATTGATGTCATTTCTTTGCGAAAGAACCTCAATAAACTTTATCTGAGTCTGTGTAATTCTTCCATCAGAAAGCGAATCTTCATGAGGAACAGCAACTGCTTCTTCAGCAGCTATAACTTTCCTTAATCTAAGCGCCTTCCTAAGAACACGACCTTCAGCCCTTGTCTCTGCTACAGCAGTAGCAAAAACAGCAAACCTTGCATCACAATTGTTTGAACTGCAATCAGCAGCAGCTTCATAAGAAAGAGTTTCTTTAATGTCTATATTATCTGGAACTATATTGATTCTATATTTTAGAACACAACAATTCCCATTAGACATACTTGGGGCTTGAACAATATCTACAGATGTAGAAATTATTTTTCCAAGAACTAATTCTGTCACCCTGCGAAGCCCATCAACGGTTGGATTGCCGTCTACAAGTTCTTCGTTGGTAAATAGAGAAAGAACATAATCGTTCCACTCTGGAGAGTTAAAACTAGGCTTTTCATTTTCTGGCATTAAAATTCCTCTGTGAAGATCTCGAAATAATTTTTATCGCTTTCCAACTTAGTACATTGTATCGTCTGATCTATCTTGGTCAAGGTCTTTTTCATACGAATATCAGAATCTTCTCCGTTGGTCACAACTCTTATTAATATATATCCTCCTGCCAAAAGCAATCCAGTTTTTTTATTATCGCTTTTCTTTTGCTTATGTAGGCTTTCATTTCCCCAAATTGGTTTAAAATGAGTAGGCCCATCAACTTCTATTGCTATACCTTTATTCTTATCATCGGGAGAAGAAACAAAAATATCTATATGTTGTTTTTGAGCAAAAAGATAGTGCATAGAAGCTGAATATCCCATAGACAGTAATCCAGCCATTAAATATTTTTCAAGCTTGCTTCCTTCTCTACTAGCTTTTCTAACTGCTAATGCGCTCTCAGACCTCATCTCTTCTATCTTTGAATTTGACATTGATTCCCAATTCTTTTTCGATATATCAGAACGGCGTTTTCTTTCGGTAGCATCCATTTGTTTCCAAGAGTTAAGCATAGACTCGCCAATTTTTTCTTTGGTTTCTTGATTAACTTTTTTGCCTTTTGTGGGGTGTTTGGCAATTCCTGTTTCTAAAGCTTTTGCCTGTGCTTCAGAATGATCTCTGATTGTAATTCCGCTTTTAATTAATTCACGCCTAACTTTATTAGGATATGTTTTAAATTTCCTAGCTATTTGATAGGTTGACATATTCTCATTAACATAACAGTCAATTACTTTTTGAATGTCCATAATATAACCTATATATTTCGTTGAGATTAGTTTTTGGTATTACAGCACATGGTTTTCTATTCCAACACCTAGTAAATATTTTAGCAAAATCTTCGTTTTCTGCAATGATTTCTAAGTCTTTATTTCTATATATTTGTTCAAAATGATCGTAGTTAAACCTACTTATTTTTTGATACCACTCCAAGTCATATAGATATAGATACTTCTTAGTGTTTGAGTAATTGTTTAAAATACTCTTAGCAGTATTTATACTAGTGGCAATCAATGGGGATTGAGTAAAGTAAAAAGAATCTTCAATTGGAAAACTACAAATATTATAGTTTAATAGAGAGTTGCCTTTTCTTTCGCAAAAGAATAGTACATCGCCTATAAAATATTTAGTTTGTTCAAAAACAGAATACATAAATTGTGAGTTACAATCACTATCTATCGCAAATCCTATTCTCATAATATTATGCTACTCCCATTACTTTCAAAATTAAATGGAACTCTCTCGTAGTCTTTTAAAAGCTCTAAATGAATTTCACTAATAGGCTTATCTGTATAAATAATACCGCATCCAGAGCCATTGTCGTTCATCAAATCAAACCCTAATAGCTTAGAAAATACACACCTGTCAAAGAAATCAGATGAATACTTCGTAAACATTCTAAAGAAGAACAACGCCCTTGCCTTAAAAGAGCTTTTTATCAGTCTAAAAAACTCTTCAAGATCAAAAGATGATAACAATACCTCAGCACCATCTTCAGTAATTTTAACCAATGGCCACATATTGCGTTTAAAATCAATTTCTGGCATTTCATTGGGCTGAGAGTCTATTTGGTCAAAAGAGTTTAAATAATACAGTCCTATGCGGTCTAAAAGGGCTTGTAGATTATCATGCTTTATCTTTAAGGGGATCATTAAAACATCATCGCTTTTATTGAACTTAACAATGTTTTGTCCTCCGTAAACAGATAAAAAAGCATCCGCCGATGATATAAAATTACATAAGTTCTTTTGTAGTATGCAGTTACATAAATTAGCAATGTCTTTTTTTGATATGTATATGTTACTAATTGCATGTATTGCTTGAAGTAATCCGACAGTTAGTGCAGATTGATAACCAAGTCCAGAATTTGAAGGCAAGTCACAAAAATGAGTTATCTCAAAATTAGAACAATCTATTGATTTTTCTTTAAAATAATTTAAAACATTTTTTATATAAGGACAAGTTATTTCTTTTTGCTTCTCATAAGCACTCAGCTTTCTTACAAAGCAATAAACATATTTATTTATAGATGATCCTATGACCATTCCTTTGTTTTCGGAATGCCATTTAGGATTATCCGTAAGGGAACCTAAAAAGGTTATTCGTAATGGGGTTTTTGTTATGATCATAGTATATTAGTAATTACTTCGATATTTTCTTTTAAATCTATAAGTTTAGAATCTTCAACGCCATCATTTTTAAACAGCGAATCGTCTTGCATAAAAGAGAGTGCGTATGCATCATACAAAACATTAAAATCGTCTGACCAATAAAATTCTTTTTTTGTAATTCCAAATACAGGTCTTTTGTATTTTATATATAAATCTGTTTGAATAGGATTCGGATCAGAAAGTTCTTTAACATTCTTAGGAAAGAAAACTCCGTATGTATCAATTCTGTCTTCTATAGATGGATCTATTCCAAAAACATTTGACAAATTCCATCCGTTTAAAACCTCAGACGAATAAAGCTTTGGCAAAGAATCTTGTACAGGTATTACATTCGCAGATATTTTAATTATTTTATCATAAGCGCAATTGTCAAACGCTAGCCGTTCTGAGTAATTTGGAAATTTATAGAGCTTGTCTATTCCAACTTTTTCTAAAGAATTGTAATGTGGCCTTACTATTTTCCAAAAAAAGTTTATACCAAATGCTTCTACTTCTGGATAAATGTCAAAACTTCCATCGTCAATTACTACTAGTTCAAACTTCTCATTCTTTTCAAGAAGTGTTTTAGTAAATCTAGATATGTGATAAAGACATCTTCTGAAATAAACTAAATTATTATCAGGAGTTAGTAATATAGATAAACTCATTAGTCACCTTTTCTTTTTAAGAAATTATCAGATATCTTAATAGCAAGATCTTCCATGTTAATATTTATTAATATGTCTATCAATCTATGATGATATGTATGATTGTTGAGAATGAACGAGCGAGCAATTGATGACATCTCATCTCTTTTGACATCTCGCTTTAACATATCGTGAACCATATTTAAATATTCATCTTTATTTTTAGCAAGCAAAAGATAATCGCCAAGTAAGAAATTGACATCTTCAGAATAATCACAAATGGGGAATCCACCCGATGATAGAACATCAAAAAGAAACTGGGGAGCATCAAATCCAAACTTTTTAGTATGAGGCTTTGATATAACAGCACATATTTTAGATGATTTTATAACATTCTTTAAATCGTAGTTGTTTATAAACCCAACATAACTTGTTAAGGGCCATTCTTTTTTGCCAAATATTTTTAAATTTATAGAGTCATCATAATGCAAAGGAAATAATATCTCTTCTAAGTCTTTCGATTTGTAATCAGTAAAATTTCCAACATGAACAACATCTGATACAAATTTTTCAACAGCCAATGGGTTTACAGAAAGATAGAAATCAGAAGCTACTGGAGATGCTATCGTATTGCATCCTAATTTTTTCCAAACAGACATGCACTTATCAAAAGTAAAAGAAGAACAATTACCAATAATTAAATTTGGCTTGCCTATCTCATTAAACATAGTTTTTACATTTTCAATTTCATTTATTTTAGCAAATTTATTATTAGAAACTTCTTCGTGTGATAACGAAGCGATAAGTATTACTTTTGTATTGCTGTGTTTTTTTAAGCATTTTATTAAAGCGGTATCTACATCTGAAGTGCTGCATATATAGATATCTGGATTTTGTTCGTAGAACGCATCAAATGTTGATTTCTTTTCTCCGTTCCAGAAAATAAAATCGCATCCAATGTCTGAAAAGACTTTTCCAAAACCAGAAAGTTGTCTAAATCTTTTTCCTGAATCTTGCCTACATAATATTTTCATTTTTCCTCACAAACTTCTTAGCCTTTATTATGTCTAAATATGTATCTATCTCAACTATTTCATCTATGTAGTTGACAGAAAAGATTATACCTTTATCTATCATTTTATTTAAAATCTCATAACCAAACCATTTGTTTGTTTTTTTGTTATTGGATATCTCAAGAAATATCTTTTTATCTTTTTCCTTTAAGAATACAATCTGCGCCCATTTAGGAAAAATCCCATAACTAAAATGCTCTACTGCTCCATCTATTATGTTAACGCCTATTTCAGAATTTCTTTTATCGCTTTTTTCAACCCATATACAACTATTTTCAAAATTAAAATTTTTAAATATGTCTTTTTTAAATACTAGATCTCCATATATAATTAAACAGTCTTTTCTTTTTGAACTTTTAATTCCTATGTTTATAGACTTAGAAACATTTGTTGTCTCAAAATCTTCATTGACTATAAAATTTAAATTATTATTAGACATGTCAATTTTTTCTTTTTGAAAACCAAGAATGACATTTATTTGAATTTTTCCAAAGCTTTTGTTTAATATAGAAACGGCCCTATTTATAACCGTGTTTTTATTATCTATTTTAATATTGGCTTTAGGACCGTGAGACTTCATTCTTTTACCAATTCCAGCAGCTGGTATTATAACGCAAGCATTTATCATTCTTTCACCATGTATAGTTTTTCGTTAATTCTTTGGCAAAGAAAGTTTTCTCCAATAATCAAAGTTGGATTTTTGTTTTTTGTAAAAATGTTTTTAGGTTTGGTTGTTTCTATTGCTAGCTTACTAATAAAAAAATTATAACTATTTGAGTTTTCTTTATTGCAAGAAAAAGATTTTTTATAATCAGAATATCTATAACCATTTTTTGTAAGCACATCGCAATTAGAATAACAACAACCAGTAATAAAGCTATCTTTCTTAAGAACAGAAGAAACTGAATCTATAATATGAGGATAAAAAACAACATTCTTATTAAACACTCCAACGATGTCATAGGAAGTCATATATTCATATGTAAAATAATTCAATACCGTTTCTCTATCAAACTCACACACTTTTGTAAGTATAATCTCTAAATTTTTATAACGACCCTTGGTAAAAACTATGTTGTCTTTTTTTTCTTCTATAGTTAATTCGCCCATCATCCCCAATATCTCATCACTAATATCAGAAGATAACTCGTTATCTAATAAATACAAACAAATATCAAAAGAAGAACACAAAGAAATGCTTTGTATTAAATCTTTAATAGTAGAAGAATACTTATCAAAAAAAACCATAATCGCTATTTTTGATTCATTGATGGACATATAGAAACGATATCCTGTATTAAATGATTCAGGTTTTGATCTTTTGCTATATAATCTATTTTTTCAGAAATAGACATAAATTTATTATTGTCTAAATCATTAATTGCTTCCCTGTTACCGCCAAATAAATTAAAGCTTTTGTTTTGCACAACCATTCCGTTTTCATCAACTGGCTTAAGTATTATAAATCTATTTAGTTCTTCATTAATGCTTGTGTCTATACAATGAACAAAATCGTCAGGTATCTTAAAACCACAAACAAATACGGCAGAAAAAACAGACTTAAGCTTTTCTACAATTTCATCTATACCATGCCTGTATGAAAAATCATCATGCACAAGCTGTTTGACAAACCATTTTACATTACAGTCAATTTTTTTAATACTATTCATTAAAGAGCCGATCTTAATAGATCCTCCCTTCTCAATAATGAAATGTATAGAATCAAAACTGGTTTTTTGTGATATCGCACTTTTAAAAGTGTCTAAAACATCATCTATGTTTGATGTTTCTTTTTTTATAATTAAAATACATGTTATTTTTGTAGTAATGTCTTTTCTTACTTTTAGAATCTTTTCTTCTTGCGTAAGATCAGAACCCCAAGCACCAACTCTAAGAGCCATGCAAAGTCTATTTTTAATAACAAAAAAATTATCTGCTTCGTCTTCTGCTTCTATGATTTCACAATTAACTTTTTTAAATCGTTCTATGTTTCCATAGCTACAACCCATCTGAGTATTTCCAACTTTTTCAGAAAAAATACAATTTTTACACGCCGTGTCCATAAACTTATCATTTTCGCTCAAGGTCTTTCTCCCTCTATAACTATAAAGTGTTCTATGAATTTAACGCTTTTTATTACAAATCCAATTTCTTCCATTTTTGTTTTCATCGAATCTAATGTCAAAGCAGCCTTTTTTGTATCCCAACTATCTACACACTTACCATAAAGCATTTCTGCTATTTTTGATTCTTCTATTTGTCCAATATAATATCTTCTAGCAGTAGCTAATATATCAGTAAATCCTATTCTTAGAATACCTTTATGAGATAGTTTTCCAAAGAATTGTTTTAAGATCATATTAACTTTTGGATGAGAAACATAATCTATTATATTAATAGCTATTATTTCTTCTGCTTCTCCGTCTTCTACAAGGTTTTCTAAAACCGTTGGATTTCCTTCAACAATCAAAGGTTCATCTTCTTTTTTTGCATAAGGATCTATATTTAAATATCCTGCTTTTGCTAAATGCTTTTCATTGATTAACAAATTTACTTTCATATCTGTTCCCACCAATTCATTTCTATTGTTGAATAAATACATTCATTCCAATTTTTTTTATAGCTTTCCAAAGAAAAACTTTTAATAATTGAATTTCTAGAATTAATAGATATTCTTTTTAAAAAGTCTTTTGAGCCTAGCACTCTTTTTCCTATGTTTACCATATCAACAACTGAAGTATAAAGAAATCCATTTTCACCATGAGTAATTATTTTTTGATTTTCTTTTGTTTCGTAAGCTATAGGAACACAACCGCATGACATAGCTTCTAACATAGAAACTGAAATCTTTTCTTTTTTTGAAAAATTTAGATAGATGCTTGATGTTTTATAAAGATTTAAAAGCTTATTAAAACTTAATCTTGTATTATCATCTATAACTACAAGTTCTAGTTGTTCTGATACTAAATCAAATTCTTCTACATCAAATTTAAATTCTCCATTAACATATATGCATAAATCATTTTTATCTTCTGAAAGAGAAAATAAATCAGTATCTATGCCTATAAAATCTTTATTGTCTAGCTTCGGTATTCCAAGATGAAAAAAAAGATTGTTATTTTTACTAGTGAAATTTATAAAAAGATCAAATGCGTATTCCGTAAAATTAAAAAATAGTTCTTCAGTTTTTTTTAATAAGCAAATATTATCAGGTTTTTTTCTGTATAGATTATTCCATTCGTATTTGCTATTTGGTGGCAAAACAAAGAAATTATGACCTGTCTTAGACAAGTCATATAAAACTTTTTCATTATAAAAATCGCAAAGTATATTAAGAGTTTGTTTATTTTCTCTTAACTTCCAGAAAATAGAATTTATTTGATTAGACATTTGCACCTCGTTACAATATTTTAGCATTGTAACAAGTGTCTTACTCAAATCAAATCATTCTCCGATTTTTTCTATAATATATCGAACTAATCCATGTCTTTGAACATCTTCTGAAGTTAAAAAGACTTTTGCTATTTCGGGATGGTCAAGCATTTTAAGAATCCAGTCCAAAGGGTTTCCGTCTTGGTGAGGAAGATCGCTCTGGCTTTTATCTCCGCAAACAACCATTTTAGAATTCATTCCTAATCTGGTTAAAAACATTTTTATTTGTTTTTTTGTTGCGTTTTGAGCTTCATCTAAAATAACAAAAGAATTATTAAAAGTTCTACCTCTCATTGTTTCCAATGGGCAAACTTCAATTACCTTATCTTCTTTAAACTTTTTAAGCTCATGCCTACTGATAAAATCGGCAAAAGCTTCAAAGATAGGAACCATAAACGGATCAGTTTTTTGTTCTATGTCGCCTGGTAAGAACCCAAGACCGTCACCGCATTCAACAATAGGTCTTGATATGATAATCTTATCTATCTTACCATCAAGCAATAAGCCTATAGCAACACCACAGGAAAGATAACTTTTACCTGTTCCTGCTGGACCTGTACATATAGTTAATGTAGCTTTGTTTATAGCATCAAAAAATATGCTTTGATTTGGTGTTTTAGGCTTTATTCTTTTCTTATTAATACTAGCGACTGACTTATCTCTTTCTTCCGACCAACTAACAATCTCTTTTTGTTTTTCACTTTTTTCTTGTTCTACTATTTCTTGCCACTTGATAACTTTCTTTCTATTGCCCATTTTATATTCTCTAAAAGTATTTTGCCGATTTCGGCGTGAGAAAAAGCAAATGACTTATTTATACCGACTTCGCTCTTTTTAATTCTAACATCTTCATTCGTATATGCCTCCCTCATAAATTGACGAGTTTTAGAAACATCTACTTGCCACCATATTTCATCTCCCCTGCATAAATCAATGTTGTTTTTATGCATTCCAAAGACTTGTGATTCGCTTACTGGTATAAGCCAACCGCAATCTTCATCCATGTACTCTAAATACCCCGAAGAGGCAGGAACGATAGGGGTTTTGCCAAAACACATTGCTTCAAAGGCTGGAATAGACCAAGCCTCCCCATGAGATGTCTGTACGAAGCAATCAGAATGATAATGAATGGCACATATTTCTTCTTCTGAAAGCCTTTGATTGACTAATGCTACTTGAGGAAGTATGTTATATTTTAAAGAAGAAGATATTTGATCACAGAATGAAAAGAACTCTCTTTCATCGCATGATGTCTTTATTAATAGACAAACATTTTCATCTCTTCCAAATTCTAAAAAAAATGACATCAGCAAAGAAGCTAAGTTCTTTCTTCTATTAAACTCACCTATTGTATAAAAAATAAAACGATTATCTTTTTTTAAAGGTTTCATAAAACTTGGAATATTATATTTAGTAAAATATTTATCCACATTTGTAGCATGAGGTATTATTTTGCACTCTTTTTTAACTCCGCTTTTTTTTGCAGATTCAATCATCTGCTTATTAAATACAAATACTTCATCCATACAGTTGAGTTGATTTTTCCATCCAGAACCAACATATCTATCTGCTTCATAAGCAAACATACCTATGTTACAATACTTAGACATATACTGCATATGATTAGGAAGAGTATGCTGTATTACTACATCTATGTCTTTTATTTTCTTTTTTTGTATTTCTAATATGTCGCTTGGCGGATTTTCTAAAGTAGAATTATTAAAAACTATAGGTCTACAAAATACATTTATTCCAGAAGTGTTTAAACTTCTAATAAATTCAATAGCAGCTTTTCCATATCCAGTTTCAGAATTATAATCACTTATGTATAAAAGATTCATTTTTTAACTCTTTCTTCTTCCCAGTGATTAATGGATTCGGTTATCGCTTTTAATTTTAAAATAATTTTATCTCTAGTTGTTTCTGTCTT